AGAGGCGGCTGGGCGGCGGATTCTCTGCCCTCAGTGCAAGGAAGACACCGGCTCCATCGAGAGGCTTGGCATCCATCTTCTGGACCGGCATGCTCGGGTGAGCGGTGAGCCGATCGGCAAGAGCCGCGACCAGATCGAGGCGTACTGTCAGGAATCGGCCGGGCGTAGTCTCCTGACGCACGAGGCAGAGGTCGCACTCGGGAGGCTGATCCAGGCCGACGGACCCAGGGCAGACGACGCCAAGAAGCTCCTCGTCGAGAGTAATCTTCGGCTGGTCGTATCCCTCGTCCGGAAGCGTCGCGCCCACAACCGCTCGCGCGAGATGGACCTGATCCAGGAAGGCAACCTGGGCCTGATCCGAGCGGCCGAGCTCTTCGACCCGTCGAAAGGCTTCAGGTTCTCCACCTACGCCATCTGGTGGATCCGGCAATTCCTCATGCGGTACTCGCACCAGGCCCACGTGGTCGCGGTTCCCGAGGGCGTGCGCGCGAACATCAGCAAGGCCCGGAAGCTTCTGCTCGACGGCTGGCAACCGGAGGACATCGAGAAGGAGCTCAAGATCGGTCGAGGAACCCTCGACCTGGTCCTGGCCAGGTCGTCCGCGCGGACGGTCAGCATGGACCAGGTGGCCGCGAGCAGCGACGGCGACAATACGATCGCGAGCCTTCTGGCAGCTCCGGAGGAGCCCGACCAGGTCCTCGCGAAGGAGGAGCTCGCTGGCATCCTCATCGGGCTGAGCAATCGTGAGAAGCTGATTCTCGTTCGTCGCTACGGTCTCGACGGCAAGGTGCCCCGCACCCTCGACGAGGTCGGCCAGGAAATCGGTGTCAGCCGTCAACGGGTCCGGCAGGTCGAGCACAAGGCGTTGGCCATCCTCAAGAGGCGGCACCACGTCCACGGCACGCTCCTCGCCGGCGCGACCCGGGCGGGGAGGTTCGGAATGCAATTCACTCCCAACGGCAAACGAGAAGGACGGAACGGCTCCATCGCGCTCTGCGACGGCTCGGCGCCTGTCGCCGCGGTGGAGGCCGATGTGGTGGCGGATGTGGCGAAGGAGGCGATCGTGGCGGATCTCAAGTGCGAGAAGTGCCCGGGGATGGAATTCAAGAACCCGCAGGCGCTCGGGGCTCATCGGCGGCATGAGCACCCGGGCCAGGCGAAGCCCAGGCGCGGCCGCAAGCCCAAGGGCCCCGCGGCCGCGCGACGGGCCAGGCTGGCGGTGAAGCAGCATTCGAACGGCGCGGCCAGGGGCTTCGACATCGCGCTCAACGCGCTGACGGCCAGGCGCAGCGAGCTGCTCGCCCAGATCCCCGAGCTGGGGGAGATCGACCGCGCGATCGCCGCCATCGAGAAGGCGAAGGACGAGGGGGGGGGGAAGCCTTCGAGGCGCCCGCGCCGGGATAACGACGGCAGCGTCGAGGAAGACCCTGACCTTCCCTAAGAGCAAACGGATCCAGAACTGAATCTAAGGAGACCCAAACATGCTGACGTTCGGACAGCGCGTCAAGGACGCGCGCAAAGCGAAAGGCTGGACCCTGGAGAGAGCCGCGAAGGCGGTGAAGTCCCACAAGGGATACATCTCGGGCATCGAGAACGGCAAGGTGAACGCGCCGTCGCCGAAGATCATCCCCCTGCTCTGCCGGCACCTCGAGCTCCCGCTCTCGGAGATGCTCGCGCTCGCCTGGTGGGAGAAGGCGCCCAAGGGCGTGACCACGATCGCGGCCCACGAGCTGCTCTCCAAGCTCCGCGAGGAGGAGGCCAAGGCCAAGAGCGACGAGAGCCAGGTCGTGGCACCGGCGGCGCCGACGAAGGAGGCCGTCTGATGTGCGATGACTGCAACACACAGCTCAAGCGGATCCCGGAGCTCCTCGAGGACGTGGACCCGGGGGCGCGCGAGCACGTTGCCATCCAGATGACCAAGCGCTGGGCTTTCGAGGCGGCGGGCCAGCATGAGGACAAGGGCTGCGCCAGGTCTCCCGCCGGCGAGGCCTGCTGGCACAACCGGGCGAACGTGCTGGCTTACATCGCCCACGCGCTGGGGTTCACGCCGGCGATGTTCGACGACGCCCGGAAGATCCTCGAGAAGTACGAGCACCATCATGTGGCCGACAACGGAGCGGAGGGCTAGGGCATGAACCTCTGCGAACCATGCAGGAAGGAGCTCGGGACGCCCGAGATCGAGGACTTCTTCGAGGCCGTGAAGAAGGAGGCCGCGTATCAGCGCGACCGCTGGGCCGAGAAGGGAGACGCCGGCAAGACCTGCGCCGACTGGTTCTGGCTGATCGGCTACCTCGCCGGCAAGGCGCTCCACAACCCGGGCGGCAACCGGGAGAAGAAGCTCCACCGGATCATCACGGTCGCGGCCGCGGCCTGTAACTGGTGGGCGGCAGTCCAGGGTAAGACCAGCATGCGGCCGGGGACCGTGCAGAAGGAAGCATGATGACGCCGGCGAGGGAATGGAAGTGCGACGGCTGCGGCCTGGTCGAGATGCAGACCGGCCCGCGCGCGGCCGAGCTCCTTCCCTCGCCTCCGGAGCGGTGGATCTCCATCGACAAGACGGAGCTGCTGCCCGCGCGCGTCGTGGGCCAGGGCGACCAGAAGGTGAAGGTCGGTGCATCCAGGGAAACGAGCAGGCGTGCGTATTGTCCCGCCTGCAGAACCAAGTTCGATTGAAAGGAGGATTTCAGTGGCGGAAGAGAAAAAAGGCGAAGGCCTGCGGAAGCTCAAGCAGTCGAGACTTCCCGGCCTGACCAAGGGCAAGGCGGGCGGCCCGATCAAGAAGGTCCAGGAGGTCGAGGACGCGGCCAACAAGTGGGACGCGAAGGTCAAGGAGCGGATGGAGATGACGAAGGAAGAGGTCAAGCTCCACGACGGCCTCCTGACCCTCATGGAGAAGCACAAGATCCCCGAGTACCGCCTGGGCAACACGATCTTCCGCCGCACCGAGGGGAAGCGGAAGGTGAAGCGGGTCCGCGTCACCGACGAGGACCAGGTCCAGGCCGAGGAAGGCGACGCCGGCGAGGCGGCCGAGTAATGTCCCGCTTCGTCCTCGGTCTCGACCCCGGCACCCAGTTCGCCGGCTACGCGCTGATCGACGTCCGTCGTCCTGGGCTCTACCGAGCCCAGGCGATGGGCACGATCGTGATGCGGGAGGGCCCGCTCCACCGGCGCCTGGCCCAGGTGATGGGCGAGCTGATCCCCATCCTCGAGCAGGCCCGCGAGAAGAACGCGGAATGCGTCGTCGAGCGGCCGTTCGTGAACAAGAACCACATGGCGACGCTCGCGATCGCCGGCGTCCGGGCGATCTGCCTGGCGCTGGTCGGCGGCGCCGAGCTCCAGTTCCACGAGTACTCCCCGCAGACCTGGAAGCGCATCACGGGCAAGGGCAACGCCCACAAGATCGAGGTCGCCAACGCCGTGAAGCGGATCCTCGACCTCGACTTCGATCCGCCGCTCGACGCGGCAGACGCGGCCGGCATGGCGATCTATCACGCGCACACGAGTTGAGAGAGAAGACGGAAGAGAGAGATCGGATGGAGAGAGAGGCAACGTGGCAGACCAACAGGACCCTGCCGTAGTCCAGGAGAAGGGGCTCGTCGGTTCCCTGATCTGGGCCGACGAGCGCCAGGCGGAGCGGTTCAAGATCTCGAAGGAGATCACCCGCGGCTGGGAGCCGTTCGTCATTCCCCAGCACCGGACGATCCTGGCCGCGCTCGAGACGGTTCTGGGCCGCACGGCCCAGTGCGATCTGCCCATGCTCCACGGCGAGCTCGCCGCCACGGGCAAGCTGGCCGAGGTCGGCGGCGCCCAGGCGCTCATGGATCTGCTCCAGGAGCTCCCCAATCCCGACCATGTGGAGAGCTACGCGAAAGGCGTGGTGCGCCTGGCCAGCCGGCGGAAGGCGCTCCGGCTCATCCGGCAGATCAACGACCTGGTCGTCAAGGGTGAGGACCTGAACGGCGAGCTCGAGGAGCTGGCCCTCGCCTCCGTCGAAGCCACGGACATCGTCCAGACCGCGAAGAAGAAGACCTGGGAGGAGATCACGGGTTCCCAGGTGGTTCACGGCGAGCAGCTCCTCAGGGCGGCGGAGACGCCCCTCGAGTACGTGGTCGACCCGATCGTCCCCCGCGGCTACCTCACCCAGATCCACGGTCCGCCCAAGGGGGGCAAATCGAGCTTCACGCTCTTCCTCGGCGTCGCCACCAGCATCGGGACCTGGCCCACGGGCGCACTCCTCCAGAGCAAGCCGCAGAAGGTTTTCTACATCACCTGGGAGGACATGCTTCCCCTGATCTCGAAGCGGATCCTCTCCTACGCGCGAGGCCTCGGCTCGAACGGCATCCCGCCCAACATGCACGTCACCGAGATGCCGCTCCTCCTCATGAACGTGGCCGAGCACGCCCGGGCGCTTGAGGACAAGATCAGTGCCGAGCGGTACGACCTGGTCGTCCTGGACACCATCAGCCACGCCCACGGCGTCGACGAGGATAAGGCCTCCGAGATCAAGCTGGTGATGCAGGTCCTCCAGCGCATCGCCCGCAACTGCCGCTGCGCGATCCTGTACGTGCACCATCGGAGGAAGAACGGCGAAGGCGTTTCGATGTCGGAGCGTGGCCGCGGGTCGACTGCGATCGGCGCCGCTCCGGTCTCCATCATCGACTGGGGCGACCGCGGCGACAGCGACGTTACGCCCGTGTCCATCACCTCGAAGTTCGACTACCGGGCGAAGTGGGAGATCGAGTACATCCGCCAGCCTGACGAGTCGGTCCGCTGGGAGATCCGCGAGCAGGAGTCGAACAAGAAGAAGCGCGGCGGCGGGTCGGAAGGGGTCCTCAAGGCCCTCCAAGAGGCCTCCGCGGCGATCGGTGGCGGCGAAGTCCCAGGCAAGCAGATTGTCGCCGTCATGGACGATCAGGGGCTTTCCAGAGCCCAAGTTTACAGGCATCTCAAGGCCCTTCAGGAATCCCTGGCCATCTCAGCCGTAGTCCGTGGGAACGCCACGTTCTACCGGCTGAATATGGCGGTTTCTGGTGAGAAATGACTCGTCTCAAGAACTCGTCTCTTGTGACTTGGACCTTGGAACAAGAGACCGTCTCACGTCCCATCCCTTTAGGAATAGGGAAGGGATGGGACGAGATACGAGGCGAAAAATGAGACGACCTGATGTGACGGGAATTCTGAGTTTGACATTTTTTGTGATGACTACGGCGGCTTGCATGAACAGGGCCAAATCAGGCCCGGAAGGAGGTTCGGCGGTGGCGAAAATCGAGATCGGGCGGACCGGCCGGCACCCGGTCCACCTCGACCTGGCGGTGCTGTTGCGCTCGCGCGCGCTGGTGACGGCGAACTCCGGCGGCGGCAAGTCCTGGCTCCTGCGGCGCCTGGCCGAGCAGCTCTTCGGGAAGGTACCCGTCTGGATCATCGACCCCGAGGGTGAGTTCGCCACGCTGCGCGAAAAGTATGGCTTCGTACTGGTCGGCAAGGGCGGCGAGACGCCGGCGGATCCGCGGACGGCGCCGCTCGTGGCCCACAAGCTCCGGGAGCTCCAGGCCTCCGCGGTCTTCGACCTCTACGACCTGAAGCCGCCCACGCGCCACGCGTGGGTCCGGGCGTTCCTCGAGGCCCTGATGAACCTGCCCAAGAGCCTGTGGCGCCCGCTCGTCGTCATGCTGGACGAGGCGCACGTCTTCTGTCCCGAGAAGGGGATGGGCGAGAGCGAGGCCTTCGGCGCCGTGCAGGATGCCGCGACGCGCGGCCGGAAGCGCGGGATCTGCCTCGTCCCCTTCACCCAGCGCCTGGCCAAGATCTCGAAGACGGTGACGGCCGAATTGCTCAACCGCCTGGTCGGCATGACGCGCGAGGGCGTGGACATCGACCGGGCCGTCGAGGTCCTCAGCGTCTCGCGCGACGAGCGGGACGAGTTCCGGGTCGAGATCAAGAAGCGCGAGCCCGGCGAGTTCTACGCCATGGGCCCGGCGATCGCGAACGACCGGATCCTGCTCTCGGTCGGGCCCGTCCAAACCACGCACCCGGAAGTCGGCTCCGAGATCTCGGACACTCCGCCGCCGGCGCCGGAGAAGATCCGGGCCCTGCTGCCCAAGCTGGCGGACCTGCCCAAGGAGGCCGAGGAGAAGCTGATGACGGAGATCGCGATGCGCACCGAGATCCGCTCCCTCAAGGCCCAACTCGCCTCCAGGCCGAAGGAGGTCCCCACTCCCCTCCCGGCCCCCTCGAAACCCGTTCGGGTCGAGGTCCCGGTGATCCCGCCCGCGCAGCTGGTCCGCCTGGAGAAGGCCATGGCGAACGCCGTGATGGCCGCCGGCAAGTGCAACAACGTCGCGATCACGCTGCGCGGCTTCTCCGATCTGCTCCAGGATCAGGTGAAGAAGATCGAGCAGCGGGCCCGCCGGCCCGAGCCGGTCTTGACGCCGATGCCGTCGGCAGGCATCCGGGCAAAGCCTCAGCCCCAGCCGGTCGAGGCGATCCACCAACTGCAGACGTCTGCACTCCTGGCGCCGAAGGACCAGGAGACCCGCGACACCACCGTCTCCCGTCCCCAGCTCCGGATCCTCCAGGCCCTGGCCATGTTCGAGGCCCTGGGCTTCAGCGAGGTGCCGCGCACGTGGATCGCGCCACTTGCCGATACGACCCACAAGTCCAGCGGCTTCGAGAAGAACGTCTCGACGCTCAAGACCGGCGGCTACCTCGAGACGGGCGGGCCCGGCATGCTCCGGATCCTCTCGCCCGGGCGTGGCGAAGTCGGTGATCAGCCGGCGCCGACCCACGAGCTGCTCATCCAGAAGTGCACCGCGGCGATCTCGACGCCGCAGAGCTGCATCCTGAACAACCTGATCCAGGTTTACCCTCACGACCTCTCGCGCGAGGAGATTGCAGCCAGGTCCGGCACGACGGTCACCTCGAGCGGCTTCGAGAAGAACATGAGCACCCTCAAGACCGCGGGGATGCTCGAAATCACCGGCAAGGGGCGGGCCCGCGCGGCCGCGTGGCTGTTCGCGGAAGGGAGAGACGCTTGATTCCCAACGCCCTAATACCCCACCCCAGCTGTCGGGCCGGGCACGCTGTTCCATTCTCTCCCGCAACAGAGACCGGAGCCCGGCCCGAACTGGGATGGGATTTGGTAACGAGGATTGAACGCAAAGGAGAAAGCGAATGAACAGCACCAAGGAGCGAGCGGAGGCGATTCCGCTCTTCACATCGACCGGCACGGAGGAGGCGACTCTCGATGCCGTCGAGCGGGCTAACAAGGAGAACTGCAAGGTGGCCTGCAACGAGTTCCTCTTCAGGTGGGTGCCTCCGGGCATGACTATCGCGGAGTTCGAGCAGGTGTCCTGTGGCCTGTTCGCCCGCATCTTGGAGGAGTGGGAGAAGCGGGCGAAGGTTTCGTAATTCAACCGAAAGGAGCACATGACATGGCCTGCGAATTCATCTGCGACGGTTGCGGAAAGCGCGCGTCCGCGGAGTACGTCCGGAACGGCGGAGCCGGCTGGTTCAAGCCGAGCTCCTGGTTCCAGCGCCAGGACGAAGACGGTCCGCAGGATGCGTGCTCGCGCGAGTGCATCGAGAAGATCGCGACGGCGAGCGGCAAGACGGGAGTGGTGCTCCCCTTCTGACCCATGAATCACTACCTCGCGGCAGTCCAGCTCCTCCTGCTCGCGGCCATCGTGGCTCTCATGATCCGGTCCCTCGCACGCCGCCGTTCACAGCCCGAGCCCCAGGAGCAGCGCTACTACCGGCCGCCCGCCGAGCACCAGGTCGACAACCTGGACTGCTGGTGCGAGCCGGAGCTCTTCCAGGTCTGCCCGGAGTGGAGCGGCGTCGAGTGGGACCACTGCCCGTCCAGCTGCTGGCGCTGCAGGGGCAAGGGTTGGGTGGAGCCGTACGACGACATGCGCGTGACGGTCGTGGTGCATCGGGTGAATCGAGTGAGGAGACGGCCATGAAGACGCTTGGCAAGTTGTGGAAGTGGCTGATCGGCGACTGCGACAACTGCGGGCATTCGGTGATGTACCACCTGCCGCTCGTGGGCTGCCAGAAGTGCGGGTGCGACGAGTTCAAGTAGGACATTGTTTTAGGAGAGATGGGCATGAGCGATCGCGTGGAACAGGTGGCGGACTTGCTGATGAACACGATTGAGCATCCCATGGCGGCGGCCCCCGGGGAAGTGCTCAAGACCGTCGCGCAGGCCGACGTCGAGACCAAGAAGCTCGAGAAGCCGAAGAAGGAGCCCGAGAAGCCGATGCTCCCCGAGCAGGTCCTGCGGTCGCAAAAGCTCATCGAGGCTATCCATCAGCGGCGCGAGCTGCGTGCGACCCTCGTCGCCGTGAAGCTGCGCCGCAGCGTGGAGATCGAGAACGAGCTTCGCCAGGCGGCCAAGGATCGGGATGCCCGCCTCGAGGCCGTCGAGGCCAAGGCGCGCGAGGACCTGGCGGCGATCGCAGGAGCCTTCGAAGATCTCGGCCAGGAGCGCGCCGGCGAGCTCAACGTCCGGGACCTGGAGATCTCCAAGCTCGACACCAGCCTCGAGCAGCTCCGCAAGCAACTCGACGCCGAGCTCGGCAAGCTGGATCCGGACCGGAAGGTGACGGCCTGATGGAGACGAAGCCGATCACCGACTTGGAGCTCGACGAGATCCAGAACGGCCTTTCGTCGTGGCAGAGCGATCGCGACTGGGGGATGCGCCTGGTCGCCGAGGTGCGTCGGCTGCGCGCGGCCGCCGAAGTTGCTGAGCTTGAGGGCATGGGCGTCCAGGGTCTGGGCGATGCTCTCTTCTCGGCCAACGTCGAGATCGACAACCTGCGGAAGCGCGTGGAGGATCTGACCGCCGAGCGGAATCACGAGCGCCACCAGAAGGAACTACGTCATCAAGCCTGGCTCGAGGCGACCGGCCAGGCTAAGCCCATCCCCATGTGTAAGCCTGACGCCCTCGACGACCTCTTCCCGCCAGCGCGCGGAGAGGGCTTTCGATGAAGACACGACAGGAATGGGAAGAGGGCCGCGCTACGGATCCGGACGCCTATGGCTGGAACGACCACGACTCGGTCGGCTGCTACCTCTGCTTCTGGCAATCCCCAATCACGACCATCGAGGAAGTTGAGGCCAAGATCGTCGCGCATCTGGCAATGGAGCACGGCGGCACGAAGCCGCTCTTTCGGAGAGATCTGGAAACCGGAAAGCTGACGAGGATCCCATGAGCCCCGAATGGAAACCCGACGACGGCGACGACGAGGCCTTCCTGGAAGACATCCCCGAGGCGATCCGCCGGCAGGAGCGGTGGCGGACGATCCTGGGCCTGTCGCTCCTGATCGCGCTCGTGATCGCCGGCATGGCGGTGCTCTCCTGGTACCTGACGAAGCATGGATCGCATTTGAGGTGAGTGCAGACGTATGCACATGACTCGAGCTACGATTCCTCAAGCGGTAGAACACCGCGGAGGATTCATGAGAAGCGATCGGAGCCAGGTCTACTGTCCGCAGTGCGGCTTTCACGATACTTTCATCGCTCCACCGGGGAGCCAATTCGACTGCGACTGCAAGCTTCGGACCGTATCCCTGCCCACGCATCTATCTCTGGATCAGGTGAAGTCGGTCCGTGGCCGGGATCTTCATGAAGCGTACCGCAATCTGGCGCGCGCAGCCGACAGTTGCCGATGCGCCGGCAGGCCTGAGCGCGGAGCTTGCCTGGACTGCAGCGCCAGGTGGACTGCTGTGACGATCGACTTCACAAGGGCCGACCTGGCGCTGCAGCTCAAGGAGTTCGTGGATGCGAAGCGAGAGACGCTGACGATGCCCGATGTCATTCTCAACGAGCTGGAAGCGATGGCCACAGTGTGGGCGAACGCGGGGGAGTAAGAAGCGAGGACGTAGGGGGACAGTTGAGATGGGAGAAAGAGGGATGATGGATCAGCTGCTGGACTTCGACGTCGTCAAGGTGAGACGCGAGGAGGCCGTAATCTCGTGGAAGACGCTGGCCTTCGAGGTCGGTGTCAGCAAGGCGACGCTGCAGCGTTGGTGTAGGGAGCGTCGTATCGTCCTGCCCCACTGGGGTTCTGCAGACCGCTCGCCGGTCTTTCTTCCTCGAGGGAAGATCGTTATCCTCAAGACGCTCTATTTCGCGTGAGGGCTTATGGCAGCGGATAGTAAGGCGCAACTCCGCCCCGGGATGGTCTGCTGGTCGTGTCGCTTCTTCAACTTTACTGGCTCGACCCCGTCCTACTCCGACGTCACTCCCGGAGATAACGCGACGATGGGATGTCAGCAAGGTATTTGGGATCTTGATTTCAGCGGCGATTCTCAGGCCGACTTTGAGCGTAAGATGAAGACGGCCGAGAACTGCGAAGACTTTGAGGCTCGCTAATGATCGACGTCGACCAGCTGGCGCCCGGCCCGGAGCTCGACGCGCTCGTCGCCGAGAAGGTGATGGGGTGGAAGCAAAGCGCGGTTAACGGGATCTATTGGGTCGACCAGGAGGGGAAAGTCCGCGCTCGCCGCCGGTCCCTCATGTTCGAAAAGATGTGGGCCCCAAGCTCCGACATCGCCGCGGCTTGGGAGGTCGTCGAGAAGCTCTCTGATAGATTCATGTTCTCGCTGGATCAGGTTCACAAGAACACGAAGGACGGCAAGCCTCGACCGGCGCAATGGGCGGCGGGTTTCTTGAGTCTCAACCCGAGCGATGGCGCGGCATATTGGTCTGAAAGATCCGAGACCGCTCCCCTCGCGATCTGCCGCGCGGCCCTGAAGGCGGTGGATACAGGGTCGAAAAAAAGCTAAAACGACGACTATTCTAGCGTCATCTCGCATCATCTAGCATCACGCCGGCACGTCCACCCCCTTGACAGGCACATTTCCATGTACAACCCGGGCACATGGACGCGAGCGACGGATCCACCCATCACGGGAACGGCCACGCCGATCCCGCACCCGAGTCGCTGCCGTCCGCCGTAGCGGCCCCCTCGGGGGCCCCGGTCGCGAGCGCCTCGCCGGCGCCCGAGGCCGGAGCTCCCGAGCCCCTGATCGTCGTCGACACCGACGTCCGCGATGAGAAAGGGCGCATGAAGCCCGGCAGGACGCTCAATCCGAAGGGCCGTCCGCCCGGCATCGTCAACCGAAACACCCAGCTCAACCGCGGCTTCGAGGCCTTCCGCGCCAACCCCGAGCTCTGCAAGGAAGCGCTCAAGAAGTACAAGATCCGGATCCGCAACCTGAAAGCCGAGCAGCTGCTCATCACGCTCGCCTTCGCGAAGTCGATCATCGACAAGGACGATTCGCTTCTCAAATGGTGCGGCGAGCACGCCTATCTCGGCATGACGCCGGCGGCCGCGGGGATCGTGATCAACAACACCCCTCAGGCGACCGCGGCCGCGACCGCCGCCGCTCACAACGAATCCTATGGCAATGCTCGCAAACTCCTCGCAGACGAGGCAGGCCGAGAACTTCTTGCTCGATGCGCTGAACGACTCGCGTCAGGCAGCGTGGACGCCGGGACACCTCGGCATGTTCGCCAGTAAGGGGGAATGGGTCCTGTATAGGCACACGGCGCTGTTCAACCGCGTCGCGCTGGTGATCGCCGGCGCGCTGCTCGCCGGCGTCGGCTTCAACCTCCTCGTCTGCATCCAGCCACAGATCGGCAAGAGCGACTTCTGGTCGAAGTACTTCCCCGCCTGGATCTGCGGCAACTTCCCCGACAAGTGCATCGCCCTATCGTCCTACGAGGCCACGTTCGCCTCCGACAAGGGCCGCGCGGTGCGCGATCTGATGGAAACCGTAGGACCTGAGGTATTCGGCATCACAGTCCGCCAGGACAAGCGCGCAGCCGACGACTGGGAGCTCCACGACCTCAGGAGCGGAGAGTTCCGCCGCGGCGGCATGGTGACGACCGGCGTAGGCGGACCGCTTACCGGCCGGCCAGTCGACATCGGCATTATCGACGACCCGATCAAGAACGCCGAGGAGGCCTCGTCCGAAGCTCACCTGGAGAAGATCCACGACTGGTACCAGTCGGTCTTCTCCAGCCGCTTCAAGGAAGGCGGCGTCAAGATCGTCGTCATGACGCGCTGGTCCCATAAGGACCTGGTCGCGCGGATTCAGCAGACGGCGAAGGAGAGCGGCGAGAAGTGGACCGAGCTCATCCTGCCCGCGATCGCCGACAAGGACGAGGCCTTCCACATCGAGCATCCCGACGGCCGCAAAGAAGACCTGGGCTGGTCTCGTAGGAAGGGTGACGTCGTCTGCCCGCAGCTGTTCAGCCTGGCGACGATGGAGAAGCGCCAGAAGAACACCCTCCCCTTTTGGTTCGCCACGATGTACCTCCAGCAGCCCTACCCGCGCGAGGGAGGCGAGTTCCAGAGCGCGTGGTTCAAGATCGTGAAGCAGGTCCCCGCGAACCTCCGCTACTGCCGCTCCTGGGACCTGGCCGGCACGAAGAACAAGTCGGCCGCCCAGACGGCGGGCGTCAAGATCGGCTTCACCGGCATCGGCGAGGACCGCGAGTACTACATCACGAACATCGTTGCCGATTGGTGGTCGAGCGGCGAGCGCGACGCCGAAATCAAGCAGGTCGCAAAGACGGACGGCAAGAGCATCGACGTCATCATCGAGCAGGAGCCCGGATCCGGAGGAAAGACGCAGGCCGAGGCCATCGAGAAGAAGCTCGACGGTCACTCCACCCACATCGTCGTTGCCGGCAACGAAGGTTCGAAGCAACTCCGCGCCGACCCCCTCGCCTCCGCCGCGCACGCGGGCAAGGTCTTCCTCCTCGAGGCCGACTGGAACGAGAAGTTCCTCGAGCAGGTCCGCCGCTTCCCCGGCGGGAAGCCCATCGACATGATCGACGGAGCCGCCCAGGGTTACAACTGGCTGGCCGACCAGCCCGATCCCGAGGTCCTGGACCCCGACCAGATGCTCGGCCCCGAGGACAACGAGGTCTTCGGCACGCCCCAGGGGAGCGTGTTCGGATGATGCTCCTCAACCGCGCCCTGTCCATGGTCGGCAGCATGTTCAATCGGATCCAGCTGGCGGCCGACGGGGACCGTCCAACGCCTGAATCCGACATGGAACTTCAGGCCCACTACGGGAGCCACGAGTTCCCGCCCTACGTCACGAAGATCATCGGCGAGTTCAAGCCGCACTCGGTCGGCATCACGCGCAAGATCATGATGCGCTACTCGCCCGACGTCGACTTCATGTCGGCGCTCGTCCGCTCGCCAATCGTCAACATGCGGTGGACGATCGAGAGCAGGGATCCGCAGCTCGCCGCTCTCGTGGACGCGATGGTCCGACCGATCTTTCCGGAGCTTTCCAGGTCGGCTTCGCTCTCTCCGCTCTACGGCTTCCAGGTCCAGCAGCCCATCTGGCAATCCGGTCCTTTCTCGTTCGACCTAGAGGACAAGGCCAAGGGGCAGACCGATTCGATCACGCTGCCGGCGGCCTGGTCCATCAAGCGCGTGAAGGGCATCGATCCGCGCACGATCACGCTCCACTCGGACGAGAAGACCGACGAGTTCTCGTCCGTCACGCAGGACCGCACCGATGGGAAGTCGGTCACGGTGGACGCCTCCGAGCTCCTCCTGTGGACCCACCGGGTCGAGGATGAGTGGGGCCGCCTGACCGGCCTGGGCATCTACGATTCCGCCTACACCCCGTGGTACGACCAGTCGGGGCTGATCTTCCTGCGCAACACCTACTTCGAGGGGCGGGCTCACCCGACGCCTATCGGCTACGCCACCAACGGCACCGCGATGGACAAGGACAACAAGCCCATCGACGCGACAGAGCTCATGCGGAAGGCCCTCGCGGCGCTGAAGAGCCGTTCCTACGTGGTCCTCTCCGGGAAGCGCGACGAGAAGGGCAACCGCCACAACGAGATCCAGTACCTCACCGACGACAAGCGCGGGGACATGTTCCAGCAGGCGATCGACGCCGAGGGCGTCCGGATCCTGAAGTGCGGGCTCATCCCGGGCGAGTCGGCCACGTCGGAGCCGCAGGGATCCCGCGCGCGAGCGGAGGTCCACGAGAACCGCCTGGGCGAGATCCAGCAGTCCCGGGTCGGCGAGTTCGTGTCCAGGATCCTGCAGCCCGTCGTCGACCGCGTGATCCTGTTCAACAAAGGCCGCCGTGCCCTCGAGGAGTCAAAGACCTTCATCAAGGCCTGGGGCCTCTCGCCCGGCAAGCAGCAGCTCTACAAAGAGGTCCTCCTCAAGATCATGGACGCCGAGGCCACCCTGGCGGAAGGCGAGTCCGTTCCCCTCCGGAAGCGCCTCGACGCGATCGGCATGGCCGACGACCTGGAGATGCAGCTGCGCCCCCTCGACGAGGCGCAGGAGGAGTGGGATCAGGAGCGCGAGGAGCGGGACGCCAAGGCCGCGGCGATCGCCGGCGGAGAGGGCGGCGTCAAGGTCACCCCCGAGATGGAAAAGCAGGTCCAGGAGGACCTCGCGCGCATCGGAGCCACGAGCGAGGAATAGCCGCGCAGGCCGGGCGGCTTGTCGCCCGCGGCGCACGAGGAAACGCAACCGAAAGGAGAACTTCAGATGGGCCGAGTGAGAGACGCGGGCAACAAGAGCTACGGCGCGGTCCGGATCGGCGATCACGCCAACCTGCTCGACGAAGAGACCATCACCATCGGCGATCCCCTGAACGGCGGCAAGGTCTTCGAGTGGGACGACGACGCCGCGGTGACGGCCGGCAACATCCTGGTCGACATCGGGGCGGACGCCGAGGAAGCGATCGACAACCTGAAGGCCGCCATCAACGCGCAGATGCCGTCGAAAGTGCTGGCCTACGACGATCCCGTCGAGACCGAGACCCTGCGCATCGAAGCCGTGGACGCCGGCGACCTGGGCAACCTGGCGTTCGAGCACACGATGCTCGACGCGGGCAACATCATCGCCGCGGTCGACGACAAGCTCGCCGGGGGCTCCAACGACGGCAACCGCGCGCGCGCGGCGGACGCCTACATCGTCACGGCCCTCGACGTTCTGGCGGAGGTCCTCACGATCCCCACGCCCTTCGCGGCTCCGGTCCTGGGGTCCTTCCGGGTGGTGGACGCCGACGGAATCCACCAGTACATCACGGACAAGGTGACGATCTCCGACACGCGCATCGTGGTCACCAAGGCCGGGGCCACCAACGTGGCCGAGGGCGACGTGATCCACTTCGAGGTCTGGAGCGCCGAGTAAACCCGATACCCCTTTTTCGACAAGGGCGGGGCTCGCTTCCATGCGGGCCCCGCCCATAAATGCGAGAGGAAAGACCATGGGGGAAATCAAGGCGGTCCCCAGCGTGGCTGGGCTCAAGGCCCTCGTAGGCCACAACGACGGCGACCTGGCACGCGTGCGCGATACCAAGGACTGGTACGAGTACGACGCCGCCAGCGAAGACGCGGACGATGACTTTCGTACGCTGAAGCCGGACAACCGTCGGACGACTCAGCCCGGCCGATGGATCCGCCAGAGCGAAGAGGACGTCGTCGCGGCTTACGCCGGGGGAGGTTCCTTCCAGGTCTTCGCGGGAGATCTCGAACTGGCGGCCGCCGCGGGCAGCGACGACGGCACCGACCCGAAGTTCCTGGCCGGCGTCATGGGCAACCTGCTCGGCGCCGACGTGGATGGCGAGGGCAACTACCTGGGCGGCGTCATCGGCGCGCTGTCGGTCACGGGCCTGGTCACCGACTATCCCTCGGGTGGCATCCTGGGCGTCATCATGGACGGCGTGACCGACGCAGACGGCGCGGTCGTCGCGGTCCTGGACGGATCGGACCCTTCGGCCGTCACGCGCGCGCGTGCCATGTTCGCGTGTCGCGTGCTCAACAACAACGAAGGCAGCGGCGTCGACTTCGGCCTCGACCTGTACGCCGAACCGAGCGAGCACTACAGCGACACCGAGACCGAAACCCCGCAGGGGCTGAACGTCGAGATCGCGGAGATCCGCCTCTCCAACGGCCTCTACATCATGAGCGGTACGGTCGATCCCTCCGCAGGCGACGGCATCGAGGCTCCCGTGGGTTCGCTCTATCTGCGCACCAACGGCGAACACTGGCGGAAGACCGGCGCCGGCGACACCCAGTGGACCGAGAACGGAGACGCCTAAACGTGGATGCTGAAGCGATCGCCCTGCGTCTCAAGGCCCTGGAACAGGAGAGGGCCAAGAAGCTGATCGCTCTCGGGGCGTCCGAGGTGGCGCTCCGTGAAGCCCAGGGAAACGTCCGGGCCTGTGAAGGCGCAATCGAAGACTGCCGGTATTGGCTGGGCAAGCTGAAGGCAGCTCCGGCCCCTTCCGAGAAGGAGAACACATGACCCCTCCGTATACGGTCGTGCCGCAGATCGTGGACAAGGCGGCTCCGGGAGCGAACACCGACATCCTGGAGGAGGACTTCGAGCTCCCCCACGAGGGCATCCAGGAGGTCACGATCAACATCGCCCTGGCGGTGGCGGGCAAGGTCAACCTCGTGATGAAGCCCGGGTCCACGCTCACCGGCGTGAAGGCCACGGGAACGATCACCTGCATCGGCGGCGCCGACCTGCTCGATGGCGAGGAGATCGTCCTCGACGACGGTGTCAACGATCCGGTCACCCTCGAGATCGACGACGACGATTCGGTCACCGAGACCGACACGCTGCGCCAGGTCGTGATCGCTGGCACGGAGACGGCCGCCGAGATCGCGGCGCTCATCACCGCGGCCATCAACGGCGCGCCCGAGCTCGCCATCACGGCCACGGACAACGAAGACGGGACGATCTCGCTTGAGAACGATGCTTTCGGAAGCGTCGGGAACGTCGCGATCACCGAGACCGTCGCCGACACGGACTTCGTCGTCGCGGGCATGAGCGGCGGATACGGCGGCGACGTCACGGCGCTGCTCGACATCAACGGCGCGGTGAACCTCGCCATCGACTCCCTCTACTCGAAGAGCTTCAAGCTGCAGTCGGGTTACCTCTACAACCTGCAGCTCACTGTGGACGGGATCATCCGGGCGCTGTCGGTGTCGGCGAGCAAATAGAAATGGGCCTTTCGAGAGACCTCCTGGTCTTGCTGGCGAGCGACCGCAACGTCGCGGCGCTGGAGCGTCTCTACGCCCGCATCATCGACAGCATTCTCAAGGAGCTGGCCGCCGGCGTCTCGCGCGCGGGCGCGGGACGTGCCCGGGAGACTCTGATCCGGATCCGCGAGCTGGCGGCCCAGATCAATCCCCGCCGCGACAGCCAGCTCCGCGACTGGATCCGCCGGGAGCTTCCCAAGGCGTTCATCCTGGGCGACAGAGATACCGCGCAGGAGGTCCGACGCCAGCTGGCCGACGCCGCCGCCGCCAGGATCGCGGACGTCCAGGTGAGCGGCACGTTCTCGGCGGTCAGCAACTCCCAGCTCAACATCCTGATCGCGACCATGATCTCCAGGATGGAGGACGTCCACCGCCAGGTCCTCCAGACGTCGGGATTCGTCATCCGGACCACCCAACTTCGAGCCCAGACCGACGCCGAGATCCGGGAGCACATCGTGGACGGCATCATCCGCGGCAAGGCGGGCCGCGAGGTGTCCAACGACATCGCCAAGGCGATCCTCACCGGGAAGATCCCCCCGGCGGCCGCTGAGCGACTCCGCGCCGCCGGCCACGCGGCGGACCTCGAGCTCTACAAGCAGCTCGCCCAGGGCCAGTTCATCACCGTCGGTAAGAAGCGCATGGACGTGCGGGCTTACGCCAACCTGGTGGCGAAGACCATGACGCGAGACGCCGCGACCGTGGCCACGATCGCGCGCCTGCAGCAGTCCGGCGTCAACCACATCCAGGTCAGCCCCACCATGCCGACCGAGCCCGACGTCTGCTCGCTCGTGGCGGGGAACGTCTACTACATCGGCGCCGGCGAGGATGACCTCGGATTCCCGGCCTACGCTTCCATGCCCGGCGGGAAGCTGAGCCTGCATCCCCACTGCCGGCACGTCGCCCTGCCCTACGTGGCGGCGCTCAAGTCCCAGCCCTTCACCGACGAGCTACGCGACAACGTGTTCGCCGCGGAGAGCTTCTTCGGGTCGAGCTCCGCGGAGGCCTCGAAGCGCATCCACGAGCTCGTCAAGGCCGGCGGGATCGCCGCCATCCACAAGTACAACCCGCGCCTCTTCGGCATGGTCCCGCCGGCGCGGTCGAAAGGAGTCGCCGCGTGAAGAATTCACTGCTGCTCTATCAGGGCGACGCCTTCACCGGGCAGGGCCCGAAGCGATTCGTCAAGGACGTGCTCCGGGTGGGCAAGTGGGTCCACCCCATCACGAAGCAACTCGTGGACATCACGCCCGAGCGGATCCGCAACCTCGTGCGGAACACGGAGGCATATCGTCAGACGCTCGACCGAAAAGCCGTGCCCTTCCAGGACGGCCACAACTTCGACGCGAAGAAGACGCTCGGCTGGTGGAACCGCTTCTGGGTCGACGGCGACCGCCTGGTCGGAGAGGTCGAGGTGACCGATCTCGAGGCCGCCAAGAAGATCGAGGAGCGGTCCATCCGCTCCGTCTCGGCGCGCATCGACCCCAAGGTGAGCGACACCAAGGGCGGCGAGTACGACGAGGCGTTCACCCACGTGTGCGCGACGCCGCTCGCCGTGCTCGACGGGCAGCAGGACTTCATCAAGCTCAGCCGGGAGGTCGACAGTTTCGACCTCCTGATTCCCACGGAACTCGCGGGCACGGTGCCCGGAGGAAATAAATCGAAGGAGGAATCCATGGATCCCAAGAAACTCGCCGTCCTCCTCGGGCTTCCGGAAACCGCGACGCCCGAGCAGATCGAGGAGGCCGCCAAGAAGGCGACCGCCGCCCAGAAGACGGCTCTCGACCAGGTGAAGGCCGAGCAGGCGAAGGCGGAGCAGCTCTCCGCGAGCCTGAAGGAGCACGGCCTCGAGGTCAAGGAGGGCAAGGCGGTGAAGCTCGCGGCGCCCCCGCCCGCGGACGAGCCGGCCTACGTGAAGGAGATGCGCGAGAAGCTCGAGAAGTCCGAGCGCACCGCCGTCCTCTCCCGCCTTCAGGAAGTGAAGGGCAAGATCGAGGCGGCGGCCAAGGACATGGTCGTCCCACCCGCGCTGGTTCCGGCGTTCACGGAGCTGGCCTCCATCGAATCCGAGGTCACCGCCCTCTGCCTCTCGGCCGACGGGCAGTCGACCCAGAAGAAGGGCATCAACGCCCTGGGCCGGGTGATGGAGATCATCGGAGGCCTTCCCAAGCTGAACGCCCAGACGCTGCAGCAGCTCTCGGCGGCGCAGCTCGACGAGCAGGAGAAGATCAAGAAGGCCGCCCAGGAGAAGGCCAAGACGGTGCTGGCGCGCGTCGCCGGCGGCGAGGACGACCAGGGGTAGACGGCTCCCGCGCGCGCGGCATGTCGCCGCGGGCGCCTGAAGGTTTGGATAGAACACGGAGGACATAGCAATGGGCTACAACGATCACCTCGGACACAGCCAGCTCCCGGGCGTGAGCGACCCGGTCGAGCAGACCCAGAGCAACTACCTGTACAGCGATCGGGCGCACTCGTCCTTCGACGGCGTCCGGATCCACAAGGACACGGACGACGAGGGCAACGTCGGCTTCGAGCACAAGCTCCGGCCCGGCCTCGTCCTGGTCAAGGTCATCAACGGCGGGGCGAACGACGGGATGTACGTCGACCTGGACCACGCCGACGCCCCCGTCAACAACGACGTCACCGACGTGGTGATCCTCGACGAGTGGGTCGACCTGAAGGACAAGAACGGCGACCGGCAGAACTGCCAGGGCAACTGCCTCGTCCACGGCCAGGTCAAGAACAGCGAGCTGGAGTACAACAGCGCCGACGCGACCCGGCAGGGCGTGGCGCAGGGAAAGGCCAAGCTCATCCGCTTCGTGTAGAAGCGGAGCGGATGGGGCCGCCCCTGTCGGGCTCGCCCTGGTAGAGGTGGAAGAAAGAGGAGAACAGAGCAATGAGCAAGGACATGGAAATCTTCCGGCAGGAGACCCTGACGGAACTCGTGCAGAAGTACAAGAGCGTCGGCACGCCCCTCCTGAACCGGGGCATCCTGGCGTCGAAGCCCATCGACGGCAAGAGCTACCAGTGGGATGAGAAGACGGAGCTCGAGGACGTGGGCGCCTTCACGGGCGACAACGACCCGGCCAACGTCATGGACGAGGAGGTCCTCGGCAACCGCTCGGCGAAGCTGATCACCAGCTTCGACGAGGACAGCTTCGACGGCGAAGAGGTCATCCAGATCCGCCGCGCGGGCTCCGACGGCGCGGAGACGATCGAGAACAAGGTGGCGGAGAAGATGAACCGCCTGTCCCAGCGCCACGCGCGCCAGGACGAGATGCTGCTCTCCCAGGCGATCCAGGGCAGCATCAGCGTCAAGATCAAGAACCTCCTCCACACGATCGACTACAAGTTCAACGCCGCCAACCACTTCAAGATCGGCGGCGGCGGCGGCAACGGCACCATCCCGCTCTCGTGGGCGAACGGGGCCGCGAAGATCGACGTGGACGTGGAGGCGATCCGCAAGGTTCCCCGGGAGGAAGCGGGCCGAGAGCTGGGTATCGCCCTCATGGGCCCCGGCGTCAAGTCCGCCCTCTTCGGCAACGAGCCCACGCGCGACCTGATCAACGGCACCCCCACCGCGGAGCGCATGGCGGGCTCCGGAGAGATCCCGAATCTCTACGGGATGACGTGGGTCGAGGTCCTGCACTACTACAAGCACCCGGTGACGGGCAACCGGACCTACCACATCCCCGCCGGGAAGGTCGTGTTCCTGCCGGCCGCCGACCGCAGCTGGGGCGAGTTCGCCCGAGGCACCGTCGCGGTGCTGAACAGCTCCGGCAAGATGCAGCTGGTCCAGGGCGCCGGGGCGTGGTCGAAGCACGAGGACAACCCGCCCAAGATCGTGCTCTACCGCCGCTACCGGCGCCTGCCGGTGATGAAGGTCACGCGCGCGATCGTCACGGCCCAGGTGATCCCCGCGTAGCGGCCCTGAGAGAGAGGTAATTCCGGGCGGGGAAGGTTCGATGCCTTCCCCGCCCTTTCCCTGGCGAGGAAACAGATGGACTTGAACGCGGTGGTCAGCGATCCCGAGGCGAACTCCTACCTCACGCTCGAGGAAGCCGACGAGTTGATGGACGGCTTCCTTTCGGCGGAGCAGTGGGACGCGCTCCGTCCCGAATCGAGCGAGACCACCGGGGAGACCATCCGGATCCGGCTCCTGCGCCAGGCGGCGCGCCTGGTGGACCGCTACCGCCCTCTCCCGCCCAAGGCCGTCGCAGCCCAGGCGCTCGCGTGGCCCACGGCAAAGGACCCCGCCGGCGAGATCCCCCGCGGCGTCAAGCTGGCCGTCTGCGAGTGGATCGACGCCTACCTCCAGGGCGGCCAGCGCTTCCAGGCGCTCAAGCGAATGCAGGCCGAAGGCGTGACGTCCATGTCCCAACTCGGGCAATCGAGCAGCTTCGACTCGGAAGGGTCGATGCTGCCCGGAGGCTCGAGGCGCGAGCTCGACAGGGTGATCGACTCCTACGACACGATCATCGTGGACGGTCCCGGAACCTGCCACCCCCCGATCTTCGAATAGCCATGTTCGGATTCGACTACGACGAGGCCGTGACGGTGCGGCGCCCCAAGAAGGGGACGCTCAATCTCGGCGGCCGCCCGGAGATGGCCCAGCTGCTCCACTCCGACGACGAGTCGGCCGTGCGCGTCATGTGCCGCATCGAGGAGCGCGGCCGCATCACGATCGACGCCCGGCAGCGCGATATCAAGACGGACGCAACGCTCATCTACAGCCCCGACGGTCTCGCCGCCATCGAGAAAGACGACATCATCGTGAGGTCCGGACATCGCACCTACGAAGTCGTGGGCATCGAGACCGTGAAGGACCAGTGGGGCGTCGCCTTCGAAAGCCGCGTGGACCTGGTGAAGACCGCCATCGCGGTCCAGGAGGACCGCCGTGGCTAAGGCGTTCATCACCGTCGACACGGGGAATCTGAAGGCTCAGATCGACCGCGTGAACAATCAGCTCGACAGAGCAGCCGAGGTCGCGATCGCCGCGACGGAGCGGGCCATGGTCGAGATCGCCGAGGACATGCTTGCGAAGGCTCAGGCGAAGATCAGCGTTCGGAGCGGCGAGCTGCAGGCCTCGGGAATCGTGCTGCCTTCGGAGATCAAAGGCGACGAGATCAACGTCCGGTGGGGCTTCAACAAGGAGTACGCCAGGATCCGGGACCAGGGCGGAGACATCGTGCCCGTCAAGGCGCAGATGCTCGCCATCCCGCTCGACCCCATCATGACGGCGACGGGCCCGCGGTTCTCAAGCCCGCGCGAGGAGCCGAACCTCGAGCTCGTCCCGATCCTGCACTACCTGTTCCTGGCGGACAAGGACACGGGCGAGTTCCATTGGCTGCTCACCCCGCACGTCCACCAGGAGGGCAACCAGTTCGTCAGTGGCACCGTCCAGGATGAGGCGCAGAACGTGGCCCCGACCATCGCCCGCCGCGTGGGCGAGATCCTGGGCGCGGGAGGCGCCAAGTGAACGACGCCATCCGCCTGGTCGGGTTCGAAGATGGCCTCTGCGAGAGGATCGCGCAGGACTTCCGATTCCTGTCGGATGCCTACCTGAAGGATGTCCCCCTCAAGACGAAGCGCCACCTCTTCGCCGGCTGGATGCCGGAGATCGACACCATCCTTCGGGACCTGATTCCGGGAACGTCCTTCGACCCCAGCCGGGAGCCGGTGATGGCGATCTACGGGGACCCGATCTCCGGCCCGATCCAGTCCGCGAGCTACGGCGGGAAGCACATCCTCCAGGGGGAGATCGTGATGCGCCTTCCCAAGGAAAACAACGCCGTAAGCGCCCTCATGGGCGAGCTCCTGGAGTGGATCAGCGAGGCCCTGCCCAACACGTCCATCGGGGCCTTCCGCGTGATCTCAGTCCGCGCTCCCAAGCTCCCCGGCAGCTACGTCCGTTTGGCCGACGCCTCGGTGTTCGCGTCGGGCAAGCTCAATTTCTTGGCTTCCCCCACGCTCTCGTGAACTGAGGAGGAGATCCCATGAGCGACAATTCCCGCGCACACAACAGCGACAACTACCGGGCCACCACCAAGATGCAGATCTGGCTCCGGCCCAAGGAATCGAGCGCCGCCGCAGACTGGCTCACGCTCGGAAACATCGTCTCCTTCTCACACAACGTCGAGAACCAGTCCCTCGAGCACTTCTCGAACTACCTGGGGCAGCGAGCGAAGGACCGCGAGATCATCACGGAGCGAAAGCTCAGCCTCGAGTTCGTGATCGACGAGCTCAACATGGCCAACCTCAAGCTGATCCACGGCTTTGGGTTCGGCGCGGCAACCTCCTCGACGAAGGATAAGAAGTTCGACCGCACGGTGAAGAACCCCGGCGGCGGCGTGTCGATCTCCCTGGGGAAGACGGGGATCAAGAACGTCATCGTCCGCTCGGTCTCCCTGGGCACCGATGTCACCTACGTGGAGGACACGCTCGAAACCGACTCCACCGAGAACACGGCGGGCGGCGACTGGAACAATGTCACGAGCCCGCTCACGATCACGGACGCCGTCGTGGACTATCCCGGCATCACCTTCGAAGTCGGCCTCTTCCTCAAGATTCAGAACGAGATCCTGAAGGTGACGGCCGTCGACGGGAACGATGTCACCTTCGCCCGGGCTCAGCTGGGCACCATGGCGGCCGTGCACGCCGATGGGGAGGACATCTTCGTCAGCGGAAGCGGCGATTACGTCGAGGATCTCACAAACGGCGTCGTCGTCCCGGTCCTGGACGGAGATCTGGAGAACCCGGGCACGGTGGCGTCGATCCACATCTTCTTCGAGCAGCAGGTCAACGTCTCGAAGTTCGAGATGTACCCGGGCGACACCATCGAATGCGAAGCCCAGGTCCAGTTCGACGACGAGATCGAGGGACCCTTCCAGGGCTGCTTCCTGAAGAACAACGGCCCGATCGACCTGGGCGACGGGTCGGACACCCGGAAGGTGTCGCTCACGCTCGAGATCGCGGTCGACGCGGACGGGACGTTCGGGGACTACGCGAAGGAGACGGCGTAACGGCGAGGGCGATTCGATAGGAGGAGGCGAAGATGGCGGACGAGGTGGCGAAGGGAGCAGGCGAGCTCCCTGCCGGGATCGAACGATCCCGGCTGGTGGTGCTCCCGGTCTGCGGGAGGACCGTGGAGATCCGGCGCTGGAGCTATACGAAGGGGCTGGCGGCCTCCAATCATCTCTACAAGATCTCGGCGGGACTTCCCGACGACGTGGCCGGCGACATGGACGCGGCCCTGCAGTACTTCTTCGAGAAGGGCGGCGACCGGGTGCTCGACGTGGCACGCATGTCGCTGATCGAGAAGGATCAGGATGTGGCCGGGCCAGACATCGATCACCAGGACGCTCACACCCTGATCCGCGAGGTCTTCGACCTCAACCGCCACGGAGACCCAATAAAAAACTCGTTCAGCCTGGCCGGAAGGTTCGTGCTGTCGAAGGTGCTTCCGAAGACGGAGGAGCCGCAGACGACCCCGGACCAGGCGAAGAAATCCTGATCGAGGTTGCATGGGCGCGGCTGTGTTCGGCCGGGCTGGCAACCCTGAGTGAACTAGCGGATCCCGATGGAGTGTGGGACCGGTCCATGGTGGAAATTATGCTGCGAGAGGCGACGGTGATCGAGGCCAAGCGGAAGCAGGATGCACACCAGGTCACCCTGGCGGCCATCGGCGCAGCCTTCAGCAAGGGCGAAGCCGCGGCATCGTACTCTCGGGCGCTTCAGAAGGAGATCGACTTCGTGTCCTCCGGTCGCAGGGGTGGAAAAGTGGTGGCTCCGGGACTCAGCGCCCAGTCGGTCGACCAACTGCGGAAGGACCTCCGCGGGAGGAAGAAGTGAAAGCTCTACTTGCCCTTGGACTTCTTAAGAAACTCTTCCAATTCCGCGTTTCGACGCTGGTATTGGACCTCCTGCTCTTTGCAGGCAGCCTTGTCCATGCATTCCGGGACAAACGAATGATGCGGCTTCAAAACGTCGAAGTCCAAGTCGTGTCTGTTGGCTCGGGACTCCAGGGCATCGCAGGTCTTTCCGAAATCGCACTGCGTGTAAAGTGCGTGAGCCTTGTAGCGCCTTGGGTGAACGTCTATGCGCTGCAGGCGGTTGCTTTCCTCGAGCAGCGCCTTGATCTCGTCGAGCTTCTTGGAGTCGTCGACCGGAGCCGACGTGTAGGCGGCTCCTGTGACGAGAAGCGCGGCGAGCGCCGCAACGATCCATCCCAGCTTCGCCATCTGGATTCTCCTTCGAACGCAGGGAAAGTATACCCCGTTTTGAACACGGTGCGCCATGGCCGGTGAATTCAATGCCGGCTCCGTCCTGGTCGAACTCAAGGCCCAATATCAGGACCTGAAGAAGAACGTCCAGGCGGCCAAGGGGGAGATGACCAGCTTCGGTACCCGCGTGGACGCCACGGCCAAAAGCGTTCAGACAAGCGGCCAGCGGATTTCCAACACCTTCACTGCGATCGATAAGAAGTCAATTCAACTCACCGCCCGTATCGCTCGCCTCACCGGAGTCATGTTTGCCGCGCAGGGGGCCTTCCAGTCCTTCGCCGGCGACGGCCAGAGTAAGGGTGTTACCGCGGCGTCGACGGGGCTTTCGGCATTCGCTGCCATCGCGCTGGCGATCCCGCACCCGATCGGAATCGCGATTGGAGCCGTGGCGGGACTGACGGCGGGAATCCTCAAATTCATCGAGACGGCCCCCAAGGGGGTTGAGGCTGCGAAAGAGTTCGGCCAAGCGATGGCCCAGGTGGCTCAGGCTCACCGAGATCTTGGGGTGGACCTCGCATTCATTGGTCGTACCCAGACTGGAAATCAGCGGGATCTTTCCATCATCGCTCGCCAGCGGCAAGAGCTGGAAGACGAGATTCGTAGGAGGCTGTCAGCTCAGGCAGACACACGGACGAAGCTCGGGCGCGGTGAAATATCGGACGAACTTGCGGGCGTGAATATTCGGGATGATGAACAGGCAATCACACTCGCCCGCGCGAAGCTGCGGGACCTTCTTCGCGCCGAAGGGGTCAAGGATCGCGCGGTGCTCGCGGAGGAAAATGCCAAGCTTCTCCAGGGAACGGCGATCCAGCTCCAGGCGGGGCTGATCTCGCCCCTCGAGGCCATTCAGATCGAAGCGCAAGCCGCTCGCCGGGAGTTGGACGCGCTTCTGAAGGATCCCAATACCGACCCGACGGCGCTCGGGCTGGCAATCGACAAGACGAAGTCGGCGCAGGGCAAGGTGGACGCCCAGAAGAGGCTCGAAGGACTGGCCGACTCCTTCTCGACGTCGTTCGGCTCTGCGATCGAGCGCGGGATCCTTAGCGGTGAAAAGCCGATGGAGATCCTGGCGAACGCCGGGCAGTCGCTGTTCGAGAACGCGATCTCGGAGGCGATGAAGCAGGTTCAGACCGGCCTTGCCGCGGCCTTCAAGGCGATCTCCGGCGGGAGCGATCTGATCGGTGGCGCGCTGACCGCGGCGCTCGGCATCGGCGGCGCGCTGTTGTCGCGACGGGGAAACATATCCACGGAGTCCTTCACGGGAGTCCAGTCGATCGTCGAGTCCTCACAAGCGATGCGCGGCATCGTGGCGGGACCTGGGAGCGTAGCGATCGCGACCGTGGGAGAGGACATTTCCCGCAGCGTCATGCCGCTCATCGACCTCAACCGCATCGCGGTCCAGTTCCTGTCCAGGATCGAGCGGAACACGCGCAACGGCCGCGGGACCCAGGGCGCCGGCGGCTCCGAGATTGTGGCAGTTCCTACTGCATAGAGAGGGGAAACCATGAGCGACCTCAGCATCGCGAAGCGCGGCGTCGAGACCATCACCGACGCTGACGTGGGCACCTCGAAGGATCTCGCTCTGGTCGCGCCGGTCAAGCCGGGATCGTCGTGGCTCAAGGTGACCCTACGCGATCGCCGGCGGAACCTCCTCCGCCAGCGCGTCGCGATCGCGATCACCGACGCCGACGTGGGCGGCACGAAGGACTCCGCGGCCTTCAACGCCGTGGACATGGAAGCGTCGCAGATCGTCACCCAGATCCGCGAGAAGCGGACCGACGATCACCGTGGCGCGACCGTGGACTTCCTGAGCGCAACCGTCGTCCGCGCGACGTTCAACCCGCCCGCCGCCGGCGACACGATCAACCTGGACGTCCAGATCCTCGAGCACAAGCCGCGCCGTGGGGTGACCATTCGCCTCCTGGACGCCAACACTCTGCGGATCGAGTGGGACCTGCAGCTGGTCGCCGGCGAATCGATCACCATCTCCTGGGAGCTCGTGGACCTGGACGAGATCGCGGACATGCTCCTCGAGGCCAACTTCCGCCTGCAGCGCACCCTGGGCGAGCTGGGCGGCAACCAGATCCAGGACCAGATCGTCCGGGACGACGTCGGGAACGTGGTGGAGTACCGCTCCAGGACCTTCACCACGAAGACCCTGGCGGAGGCGGCCACGCCAGACATCCCTGACGGCGAGGAACTGGAAGAGGGGGAGATGTCCCGCCGCAAGGTGACGATCGACATCGACATCCGCAAGAACGACCGCAAATTCCTGATCAGCGTCCTCGACGGCGTGATGGATACCCCCGGCCTGACGGTCGACGAGGAGGCGTAACCTGTGGACGAGCTGACGCGCGGTCTTGCGTCCAACTACGGAGAGGCGGTCTTCGATCCGCTCTCTCCCTGGTGGCGTCCCGCCACGCGCTACGACCGTCGCCTCCATGCCGCGGTCGACGGGGACCCCATCACCGGGGGAGGTCCTCGCATGACCCACCCCTACCACGAGGACCTGGTCTACGCGCGCACGCCCGACCGCATCATCAACCTCGGGAGCGACGGCCTGCGCCGCGCGGACACCGTCGTCACCAAGACGCTGGACGGCTCGGCGGTGGCCCGCTTCGACGAGTTCTCGGACGACGTGGTCTACCGGGAGATCTGGCTCGCTGAGACCCTGTCGACGCTGACGGACATGCAGCGGCACTTTCACCGCTTCTGGATGGATCCACTCCCGCCAGACCGCTACATCGGCTGGCAGCCGCGGCACAGGACCTGGAAGCGGTACTACATCGAGATCCTCCGGGTGGACTGCGGCGAGGCCGACGGGGAGTACCTGATCGAGGAACTGGGCAAGCGCCCCGGCATGATGCGCATGTCCCTCTCGGTGACCTTCAAGACGATCCGCGAGGTGCAGTCGCCCTCGGGGATCCTTCTGGCGGGGGGTGCATAGATGCCGTTCCAGGGCCGCGGCTCCGTCCCCTTCCCCGATCACCGGCGAGTCCACCGGGCCGAGGATCCTCGCCTTCGAGGCCTGGTCCCCGCCCTCCGGGATCCCGTCGAGAACGGAAACTCGGTCGTCAACGCGGTGGCACTCACGCTCAATCGGGCGGGGTCGCACCGGCGCAATCCCATCCTGGCCGGCCTGGGTCTGGAGCTCTCCATCCCGCTTGGCCTGGGAGACGATCTGAAGGGGATCTTCCTCTTCCAGCGACCGGGCAAGCCCGGATCGAACCTCAAGGCCCAGGCGACCCTCCAGGCACCCGGTATCCATGGATTCGAGCTCATGGTCGGCAGCGGGCAGACCGTGGCGGGAACGGCAGAGTCCGGCCCGGTCCGCAACTACGTGCGGATTCAGACAGCCCGCGGCTCATACGAGCGCGAATTCTGGGCCCAAGAGCACGAGGCCGACGTCGTCACCCTGAACGGCGAGGCGGCGCTCGACCCGGTGACCTTGGAGCCCGTGGAGGTCGTTGCGGAGATAGTGGACGACTCCCGCGACTGGCTCGAGGTCCGCACGGACTTCATGGTCGGCTGGAGCGACGAGTTCGGAGTACTCCACCGGCGTAGCAGCGACGACGAGGAAGCCGGCTTCAAGAAGGCCTACGGCGGCGCCGCCTTCGTGTCGTTCTTCGATGCCACCCCGGGGACCGAGGGCGTGGGCGTCCAGGTGAACCCGCTCAACCAGGTGGCGATCGAGAACCGCCGCGTGATCCAGATCGAGAACACGGTGGGCCTGAAGTCTCTCACCGCCCGGTTCCGCTCGAAGCAGGACTCGCTCTACTTCGTGGACGTCCCCATCCTGATCCGCGTCGTGGATCAGGATGAAGTCTGTATGGCACCCGAGATCATGCCGTGCGTCGACCTCTTCGTAAAAGCGGGCCAGGCCACTCCGGAAGGTCTTCCCTCGAGCGCGTCGGAACCGATGGTCCAGGTGGTCCCGGGCCCAGAAGACACGGTCGATCAGAGCCTGCTCTTCGTCACGATCCGGGGCGCGACGGTGGGCGGATCTCCGAAGATGCGCATCCGTCGCTGGTCCTCCACGCCTTCCTCGGCCGCTCTTACGGGCGCGCGAAAGGTCCAGATGGATGATGTGGATTATCTGCCGCTCATCCAGAGCTCGTCGAGCCCAGAGGTGGAGGAGCCCTACGGGGATCCGCACCGCTATACGATCGCGCTCTCGGTGGCGCAGCTGAAGGCGGACAACGTCGAGAGCTTCGACGTGGTTCTTGTCGACGGCACCAAGCCGAGCATGCCGGTCAGCGTGTACGGCCCGGGAGCCCGGGAGATCAGCCACATGCCGATCGGACCTGGCGGCGTGGGAACGGGCGGCGGGCCCGTCTGCTCGCCCTACTGATATGAGAATGAGCAACCTCCTCGTCTCGGGGCTCTGCGTGACTGCCAACCGGCCGGCGTTCCTTGAGAACGCGGTTCGGTGGTGGCGGGCCCAGACGTGGCAGCGCAAGGAGCTCGTCGTGGTCGACGGAAGCCGGCGGGAGTTGAGGTTGGACTTCTCCAAGGCCAGGGACATCAGGCATATCGTCCTCGAACCCGATCAGGACATGGGCGCGAAGCACAATCGGGCACTGGCCGAGGCACAGGGCGGCGCGCTCTGTTACGTGGACGATGACGACTGGTTCCATCCCAGCCGCCTGGTGCGCCAGCTGGAGCCCCTCGCCGAGGATCGGGCGACCATCACCGGGATCCCGCGCGACTACGTGGTCTACGTCCCGGGCGCGCGGTTCGCCAAGTTTAAGCCGTTCCAGAAGCGCGGCCCGATCTCGGCATGGATCGGGAATGCCATCGGCGGCTGGAAGGGACCGTTCCACGACGGCACTTCCCTCTTCGCCCGCTCCGTTCTCCGTCACGGCGCCAAGCATCCGCCCCTCCCGGTCGGGCAGAAGGTGGTCTTCCTCAACGCCCTGATCGAGGCCGGCGAGAAGGCCGTCGCGGTCCGGAATCACAACCTCTTCATCTACGTGCGCCATGGAATGAACACGTGGCGGTACGTGGACCGCAATGCGGTTGAGACGGTGGAACCGCCCAGGTGGGCTCCGCTGGATGCCATGGCTTTCTGGCGGAAGGGGGTCGCGTAGATGTCCCGCGCCGCCGTCCTGGGAACGCGCCTTAACGAGATCGCCGGGTCTCAGACCCGGAAGCCGCGGGCCCAGGTCCTGGTCGTGAACCCTCATCGCACGTCGATGAGCGCCGTGGCAAACGGTACGAACGCCGAACCGTGGGTGGACCTCTCCGCCTTCGTCGAAAGAGTGTCGCTCAGCTGGAACGTCGGCTACGAGAACCGCAACGACCCGAGCGTGCCTTCCGCGTCGATCGTCTTCCACCGTGCGCCGAACCCGGGCGTCAACCTCCGGGAAGGGTTCATCCAGGACGGCGTGATTGTCCAGATCCGCGTGGGCGACGACCGCGTGAGGCAGTCCGAATGGGAGCCGGTCTTCACGGGTCACTTCCGGGGATCCCCCGGAAACGACGCTGGATCGCGCGCCGATCGCTCCGAGGACATGACCGCCACCGCCTATGGGCGCGAGGAGTCTTTCCTCGGCCTGACGGTGGAGGCGACTCAAGAGATGCCCGCCGGCACGGACCTGGGCGAGATCGTGTTCCAGATTGCCACCGGGCCCATGGGCCTCACGCAGGGCGAGATCCTGATCGGTGCCCTGGGCGTACTCACACTCCACGAGACCAACCAGATCGTGGACGAGTATGCCTTGCCGGCGCTGTGGCACTGCCTGTTCCCGGCCGGGAAGAAACCCATGTTCGACGGCCGCGGGCGCCTGGTCGCGGTCGACCTGAACCTGGACAAGCCCGCCGTGCGGGTCTATTCGGAGGGAAACTTTCCGATCCGAAGCATCCGGAAGACCCCCAACGAGATCGAGGTCAGCAACTCGGTCCTCATGATCGGGCAAAGCCACAACATGACGAAGCTGCTTCAGGAGGCCCAGCAGCTGAACGAGGTCATGCCCACGGTCGGCTTCTTCGAGCGCGAGTACAACGAGCGCCACTGGTTCAGCGAAGACAAGACGCAGCGCGCCGACGAGACCTTCCTGGTGACGAAGACCAAGATCAAGTGGTCGAGCGGCAAGTGGGGCCAGATCGACGAGTTCCACGGGCGCCTGGAGATCGACACCCGCTGGCTTGCCAACGCCCGCGTCATCATCTTCGTCACCTGGCTCGCGACGCAGCTGGCCATCATCCTGATCGACCTACTTATGGACTCAGGCGTGGACGGAAACACTCCCGTCGTGAACGAGGGGGCGCCCACGACGCTCGCCATCCTCCGGAGCATCCTGAGCATCCTCTCCCAGGTGGCGATGGCTTTCCTCCTCTGGGCCATGCAGTTCATCGGCCGCGGGCGGTACCAGATCTGGGGGAAGCCTTACGAGAACGCCTACCAGGAGCTCCAGGTCCTGGCGGAGCTCCCCGGCCTGCTCCCCGAGCGGATCCGCAAGGTTGAGTTCAGAAACGCCTTCATCAGCACCATGCCCGCGCTGCAAGCGGCGGCCGTCGAGCGGCTCCGCCGGGAGCTGGTGAAGAACCAGGTCTACGAGATCGAGATCCTGGACGACCCACTACTCGAGGTCGACGACGTGATCGAGACCGCCGAAGGGCACCGCCACTACATCACGGGGATCACCAGGGACATCCAGCGCGGCAGCCCTTCGCTCATGAAGCTCACGACCTGGATGGTCCACAAGAACGTTCCCAAGACCGCGGCCGCCGTGGAGGCCGTCCTTGGCTACGGTCACGGGTACGGCACATTCTACGGAGAGGAGCTCTAGATGCCCGACGATCCGATTTCGACCACACCCAACATCGGGCTCGGCCAGTGGGCGGAGCGCGCCAATCCGGGTGCCGAGGCGCTGAACGAGAACTGGGAGAAGACCGACACCGCCATCGGCGGACTGGAAGCCGGTTTGTCGGGAAAGGCCTCCCAGGCCAGTGTCGATTCCATCGGTACGAGAGTCGACGATCTGGAGTCGGTGGAAGACGAGAACGTCAAGCGCGACGGGTCCGTGGCCATGACCGGCGACCTGAACCTGGACGGGAGCAAAGTTGTGGGCCTGGGTAACGCCTCTGACCCGACCGACGCGGTAACCCTCCAGCAGCTGGAGGCGGCCGTGGCCGCCGGCCTTGGGGCGCTTGGGACCTACAAATACTGCCGAGCCCACAACAGCGCTAATCTTGCGACCGGCACATCCCCCAGGACGTTCGAGGCCGACGTCGACGACTCCGACGCGGACGACATGCACGACACTGCGAGCAACAAGGACCGGTTTGTCGCGCCGGCCGACGGCTACTACCTGCTCGTCTCCAGGCTCAAGGTCGTCGGGTTCGATGGCTGCGGGATCCAGTGGCAGAAGAACGGCGCGGAGGCCAGCGAGGGAGTCCATCCCCAGTTCTTCGAGGCCCAGGGCCAGAATACCACGTTCATTACGGACGTGCTCCTCATCCCGCTGGACGAGGGCGACTACGTCTCCCTCAAGGTCTACGGCACGGTCGAGCCCGACAGCGCGTACATCGCGCAGTCGAGCTCCGTGGAGATGTTCCTGCTGGCCCCGAATGCTCCGGGCGGCGGCGACCTCAAGAGCGACGGCACGGTCCCCATGGTCGCCGACTTCGACAATGGCGGGAACAAACAAACCAATCTTGCCAACGGCGTCGCGGCCGACCACGGCGCCACGGTCGGCCAGATGAACGCAGCGGACCAAGACCTTCAAGACCAGATCGACGACATCGAGGCTGGTCTGATCACCCTGGAGGCGCCTGAGGTCGAGGTGACCAGCGGGAACTTCGTCTTCGGCCCCTCCTGGTCGGAATTCACCGCTTCCCGCCTGGACTTCCCCCTGTCCGGCAGCAGGAAAGTGGTCCTGGAGGCGGACGCGACCGCGGGCCCGAACTTCATCGCCCAGTGCGATGCCCAGATCGGCATCCGGGTCCAGCAGATGGTCGGCGGCAACCCGAGCGGGTCGCCCGTGGACTACTACGGGACGTTCGTCAGCCTGGGACCGTTCGGGTTCGGCATGATCGCCGGGATCAGGTGCTCCAAGCGCGTGACGCTGGCGGCCGGGGACTGGCGCGTCTCCATCATCTGCCGGAAGCCCGGCGGCGCGGCGAACAGCAGCTTCATCTTCGCCACGGCGGACGTCCCGGCGCGCATCGGCGCCACCTACATGGGCTAGAGGAGAGGAAATGGACACAGGACGTTTTGACGGGATCATCGCCGCCAGCCTCCTGCGGCCGAAGCTGGGGCGCGTCTTCAACCACACCTCGTACCGGAACGGAAGCCGCTGCGTGATCGGCACGGACATCTTCAGCGTGCTGCTGGGGGCGGCGGCGGGTGTCGCGCACGAGGCCGACGGCAGCGACTGGGTGGACTTCACCACGGCGGCAACGACCAACGCCCAGGGAGGTACCGAGACGACCTTCCTGTCCAACGGCTACCTGGGCCGGCCCGACGTGCGGCCGAGCTACGGCTGCCGGGTCAAGTTCAGCTCCGCGGCCAACGTCCGGTTCTGGGCGGGGATGGCCGAGTTCGGGAGCGGGACGTTCATGGGGAGCGACGACCCCGGGGACGACGTCGCGCTGTTCCGGTTCAGCACGTCGGCCGGCGACACGAACATCATGTGCCTCCGGAACGACGGGTCCGGCGCCTGCACGGTGGTGGACTCCGGCATCCCGTTCGCCATCGACACGGAGTACGAGCTGATGATCCGGTTCGTGACCGCCACGACGATCGAGTGGTGGATCAACGGCGTCCGGGTCCTGGTGGCGACGTCCGGAAACATCCCCGGGGCCACCGTAAACCTCTGCCACGTGTGCGGGCTCCGCACCCTGGCGGACGCCGCGAAGACCATGAAGATCAAGCACCAGTGGAACGCCATCAACGTCTGACCGAGGACGGAAAACGCCGAATGAGCAACACCGCGCAAATCAGCCGTCGGGAGTTCGACGAGCATCGCAAAACCATGAACGGCATCACGGCCGAAGGGCCGCGCTATGCCGTCGTCGATCAGGCTGGAAGCAAGGAGTGGGTGGTCGATGTCTACCTTGGGCCGTCCAGATCCGGAGAGCCCAAGATCGTCCGGTCATGTCCGATCGCTCCGATCGCCCACGAACTCATCACCGACGTCCGGATGCCTGTGGAGTTGGAGCGCAACCATCAGGGGAAACTGACGGTCATCGGCCGGGCGAAGGTGGTCCCCGCGGGCGCGCAGATGCCCGAGGATTCGATCCTCAATCCCACCTACCAGGAAGTTCGGCCCAATCTGGCGGAGCTCGGGCTCCTGTGGATCGAGGACCTGGACTACCAGCGAACGGCCTGGGGAGCGAAGGCGTGGGGACAGTTCGCGTGGGGAGAGGTGACCATTCGTGACGCTTTCGGAGCCATCGTCGCCGGGCCTGATGTGGATCCGGAAGACGTGCCCGAGATGCTCTCCCCGACCCCGTTTCGGAGAACCACGACCAGGCACGTCAAGATTGCCCGCATCCCTTGGGGCTCGCGCGCGTGGGGGTCGTTCCCCTGGGGCGGGCACGAGCAGACGACCATTGAACTCGAGGAATAGGAGAACGCCATGCCGCTCAGCCTGGAAGAAATGACCGACGGGGGATTCGATTACCCCGAGAAAGTGGAGGCGAACTTCGCCGCGATCGAGAGCTTCGTGAACGCGCTCGCTCAGCAGGTGCTGGCGGTGAGCGGCGACGGGGCGGACCTGATCCTCGATACCTACGACCGGCCCGGCCTCATCGGAACGCACTCCTACGTGCTCGACACCGATGCATACTCGGGCGGCGCCGAGATCGTCATCGGCCGCCGGCCGGCGCCCAGCATTCCCTCCGTGGAATTCGACATCTCGGCCGCGTGGGGAACTTGGGGCGGGGAACGTCAGAGGGTCCAGCAGCCCGGAGACGTCACGCTGGACGCTGCGCCGATCCTGAACGCCCTCCCGAAGACCATCTACGTCGGCATCCCCTCGAGCGGCACCGCGCAGCTCTTCGAGGACGACACGACCCCCGAGGTCCTCTACATCTACTCGATGACCTGGAACGGGTTCAACCTGACCAACTTCAAGCGCATGGGGCACCACCTCCCGGCCTATTCGCTCTTCCAGAGCATGGTGAAGCATGCTCAGGTCGTGCAGATCTCCGACTGGGAGACCCAGTGGACGGGGGATCTCGTCGCGGAGATGTCCCTGCCGCTCCACGGCGGACCGCTGGCCAACGAGATCGGCGTCAACCATGCCGTCGAGGTGATCGGCGGATTCGTAGACGTGCCGCGCGCCGGCGCCGGCCGCTTCCATTCTCCGAGCGCGATCAAGAACAAGCTGGTCCTCAAGCTGATGGCCGCCGGGGTGAAGTGGAACACCGGGACGCTCGAGATCAACGTGGCCAGCTGCCCGGACCGCATCTACTTCACGATCGACGAGGGGGCGGTCGGCGACGACCGGTTCGTCACGGACGTAGAGGACTTCCGCCTCGAGCGCGTGTCCATCGGAGAGCACGTCGTCAGCGCCAGGGGCTACACGTTGGGGCTCTTCGTGCGGCCGCTCCTGGGCATGGCGATTCCGAAGGACAACGACTCGGTGGAGCAGATCTAGGAACGCCCGATGCTAACGGTACCGCTCCGAATCTCCTTGGCCTACAACCTGGATGAGATTCGATCGTTCCCGCAAGGGAGCGTTCGTAATTTCGAGGTCATCGAGCTGCCGGCCAGGCACCGCTGGCTCTTCGTGCCCCACTCCTTGGATCCCGATGACGGAATCAACTGGCTCCTCCCCACCTGGCAGGATCCTGTGGTCCGTGGCCGCTGGGGTCGGTGGCAGATGGACTCCGGAGGCGGAGAGGCGATCGGCCTGCCGATCGACATCTCGGACGTCAGCGGCCTCCAGGCCGAGCTGGACGCCATCAACACGGAGCTGGACGGCGTCGCCACGCTCCCCATCGCCCAGGCGGACGTCACCGGCCTGGTGGCCGCCCTGGCTGCGAAGCAGGCGACCAGCGAAAAGGGCGCGGCCAGCGGTTACGCCTCCCTCAACGGCGGGACAAAGGTCGTCGAGGACCCGGCCAACGCCACGGCCACGCCTACAGCATCCAAGATCGTGATCGCGGACGGCAGCGGCCTGGTGGACGGCTGGGTGTCCGACGCGGACGCCTCTACCAAGGGGAAGGTGAAGCTGGCCAACGACCTGGGCGGCACGGCCGCGCTGCCCAAGGTGGTGGCCATCACCGAGACGAGTGGCCCAACCCAGCTGGTGGTCGGCGCCATCGCGGATGGCGAATACGCCAAGCGTGTGGGCGGCACGCTGGTTGGTGGCACCCCCAGCGGCATGAGCGCGGCCGACGTCCTGCTGCAGAAGCAGTTTTTCGTGGACCGCAGCCTGATGCCCGCGACCACGTTCCACGAGGACCTGTACCTGTACCCCGCGCGCGACTTCTCCAACCTGAACGGCGGCTCACTGACGGTCAACCGCAGCCGAGCGAAGTACGCGTCCGCGGCCATCGCCAACTGGGGCTGGGACATCGGCTCGGCGAAGACGAAGATCCTGTTCATCACCTACATGAACGTCGCGAACGGCGCCAGCGACCTCAGCATCTTCGTCGCCGACACGACTCCCACCGCCTCGGAGGTGGCGAACGGCACCTACATGCTGAACATCAGCGGTACAACGACGGCGATCTTCAAGCGCGCGTCCGGGTCCTTCACTTCCTTGGGATCGGACACGCATTCAGGGATTCAGGCAAATTCTTCATCCTCTATGGAAGTGGGGGTGGCGCTGTACTACGACGACTCTACCGGGACGCTTATAGCCTTTCTGCGCAAGAGCGGTCAGTGGATGCCCATTGTGGATATCACGGATTCGTCCTTCACGACTATGCGGTACGTGGGTTACCGGGTCGGCGGCGGCACGCCGATTCACTGGGTTAATACCGTGGCGATTTACTACACGACCTAACGAGGGAACATGAAGCCATTTGTTTTGCTTCTGGAAGGGAAGACGCTTTTCGAGACTTCGGACGAGAGCGTGCCCGTGACGTACATCGTTGGCCAAGGCCTCGTGATCAATGAGGAACCTCTGCTGGTAGTCGGCGTCAAGGAAGTCGCCCTCCGCGTGGAGGTCACGCTCGCACTTCAGAGCGCGCACCCCGAACTCTTCTGCAGTACTTGCGAAGGCTCCCTAGGCGTGACGACCAACCGCCACCAATGCCAGCGCAGGCGCAAGGGTAATTGCGAGAAGCCGAAGAAGGACTAACAAAGTCGACCGGGGGATTGGAGAGAAGATGGGTGGACAGTTTCAGGATCTAATCATCAAGGTCTCCGGCCAGTTGCAGGGAGTGGAGCGAATCCTGGCAGAGATCCAGCGGACTCTGAGGGATCAGGGTCAAGATGGCGACCAGAGCCGGGAGAGGATTGCCGCCCTGGAAAAGGATCTCGAGTGGATCGCCGAGGCCCGCCGCCAGGTGGACGGCCGCCTCCAAACCGGGGATCAGACCTTCAAGCTCCTGGAGGCCAAGATAGCCACCGCACAGCAGACGGCGAAAGCCGCCTTGGATCAGCTCCAGAGGAAAGAGACGACATCTCGCCGGAAGAAGTGGACCGAGAAGGCGCTCGAGGCCGCGATCCCGTCGATCGTAACGCTGGTGATGGGGTTGATCTGGTGGAGCCTCTATCACCTGCTCCTGGTTGGCCCGAAGATCGCTGAGGCCATGAAGAAGACAGGAGGGCAACCATGAAGCGCGTGCTCGTCGTAGAAGACGATCCCCGGGCCCGGAATGCGATCTGCCTGATCCTCTCGAATGCCGGTTACGGGATCGTGGACTGCGGAACGGTCCGCGAGGCCCTGATGCATCTGGACATCATCGACTTGTCGGCGATCGTGCTGGACCTGCGGCTTCCGAACGGGCACGGCACTCGGGTGATCGAGTCGCTCGTCGGCAAGCGGAACGACGTTCCGGTCATCATCCTATCGGCCTTCGCACACGAGGCTCCGGAGGATGCCCTGGTCGTTGAGATCCTCCAGAAGCCGTTCAAGCCAGACCAGCTGCGGGCGGCCTTGAGGAAGGCCGACGAGCTCGCCAACTCGATCAAATCCCTGCGGTCTACGACCAGAAAGCTCGGAGAGAGACTTCCAAGGAATTGAAAGGAGAGTGCAGGATGGGGAAGAAAGTGGGATGGGCGCTCGTGGGGGCGCTGCTGTTGATGTCGATCGCCGGGTGCTCGGGAATGAGCGCGGTCACAGAGGAGGACCGGGTCGTCGTCGACCATTCGGTCCAGATCGCCAGGCTCCAGAAAGCGAAGCTCGAGGTCCTGGCCGGGATCTTGACGAACGATCCCGCACGGGCCTTGATGGCACTGAAGGAGATCGAGGCCCTCACGGAGGACGCGCTCGCCAACGGCGAGCAGCTCCAACGCAATTGGGGTCCTCCAAAGGAGCCGACGCCCTACTCCGCCGAGGCCGCGAAACAGGCCCGGGAGAAGTCGGGCGGCTCCCATGACGTCGGTTTTTGGTCTATGCTCGGTGGGGCTCTCCTGACAGGAGGAGCGGTCGCGCTCGGGATCGCGCGCAAGTTCGGCCGGTTTGTCCCTGGCTTCGGGCCCGTCTTCGCCGCGCTCGATACGACGATCTCGGCCGTCGAGACCTTCATGCAGAAGAAGAAGGCCTCCGGCGACGTCGACGTCGTCGCCGAGCTCCGGGACACCCTTCAGACAGCCCACGAGGACGCCAACCTACGACCGTACATCGACAAGGTTCTCGGCAAGGCTCAAGAGAAGCTTGGGGTGCCGGTGGGAGCAATTCTACCAGCCGCGCCGCCCGCGGCCGCGCCCGCAGCGCCTTCGGCATCGCCGACTTAGTGCAGACGTCTACAGAGATTCGCCACTGACCGCGTATCCGCCGCGGTCACTCCTGGGGGTAAGAGGATCGCCGCCTCTGGCCCCCCTTATTTTCTCGGAGCGCGAATGAAATCCCCGACGTTCAGCGAAGCCTACGCCGTCGCCCAACACCATACGCTTCTGACGGAGAAGCGCTGCCGGGCTTTGTGGCTCATGGCCGGGGTGACGGCAGGCGTTCCCGGCGACGTTCTCGAGCTCGGTACCTTCCGAGGCGGGTCGCTATACCTTTTGGCGGCCGCTTGCCCCATGCGCCGCGTCTACGGTGTGGACACATTCGCCGGGATGCCCGCGAAGGCCAAGCCGGACGTCGATCATCACAAGGCGGGGGACTTCGGTGGGACGTCGATCGATCGGGTCCGGACTCTCGTGGGTCCCTTCCCCAACGCGACCCCCGTTCCGATGACGTTCCCCGAGGGCATGGCCCAGCACCCTCTCGAGGGTCCTTTCGCGCTCGCCCACTTCGACGGCGATCTTCTTGAAAGCTGCCGGGCCTTTCTAGACCACGTTCTCCCGCGTCTCTCTCCGGGAGGGGCGATCGTCTTCGACGACTACGAGATGAGCACTTGCAAGGGAGTACGACAGGCGATCGACGAGCGACGCCTCGAAATCGTTCACGCCTTCGCGAACCAGGCCGTGTACATCAAGCCGTGGGTGGGCGCGTGAAAGTCAGGATGGAATGGGGCGGTCTCGGCGACGAGGTCGCGATGACCCCGGTCCTTCGCGAGCTTCATCGCCTCAGCCCGAACGACCGAATTTTCGTCGACGGATTCCAACGTCCCGAGATCCTTGAGGGGAACCCCAACGTCCTCTCCGGGGCGATGGACTCCGGCCGCGTCGTCTCGGTCTGTCACGGCCTGCACTACAACCAGACCTCGCTCCCCAGGAAGTTCGCCAAGCAACTGAATCTCGAGCTCGTCGACGACACGCCGGAGATCTTCCTCACCGAAGGCGAGCGCCGGCTCGACTTCGGAATCAAGAATTGGGCCCGGACGATCGCGATCGACTCCTACGCCGGCAAGGAGGCCAGGCGTTGGCCTCTCGGCCGTTTCCGCCGGCTCTCCGAGCTCCTTCGAGCAGCCAGCTGGCGGGTCCTCGAGGTCGGCAAGCATCCGGCGAGCCCGGGAATTGATGGCGGGACGATCGCCAGCGACCGATCTTTCCTTGGGAAGCTCTCGATTCGGGAGACGGCCGCGCTCCTCGCGCGCTGTACCCTCTACCTCGGGAACGATTCCGGGCTCTTCCATCTCGCGGCCGCCGTCGGGACGCCTCAAGTCGTCATCTTCGGGCCCGTCCCGGGCAGGAACCGCGCCTACTGGAATACGACCGCCCTCGGGACTGTGGAACGGTGCCTTGGATGCGGCGAGCATTGCGCGAAGCCCGGGAAGTTCGGCCCCTCGTGCCTGATGGAGGTCTCCCCAGAGGCGGTCGTCGCGGCGGCCGAGCTCGCGGCCGCGCGGTTTACTTCTCGAAGCTCCCGTTCTTGAGGAGCTCCTTTCCATCCGCGGTCACGGAGAAGTCGTCTAGGAAGACGAAGCCCGTGGCGTTCGGTGTGCGCTTGAAGGAGATCTCGACGTTGTTGGTCCCTTCTGGAGCCGTCGTCTCGCCCTCGACTTTCACCCAGTAGGGTAGGTCGGGCGACGTCTTTACCGCAACGATCGCCAGCTGCTCCCCGCCACTCTGCTTCGCGTTTCGCAGTTTGATCCGGAGCTCGTCGATCCCGTCCGCACCGCCGGTCATCACCCAACCGGAGAACTTGATCTTCGCCCCGGCCGCGCACGGCATGAGCTCTGAGCATAGTCCACCCTGGAAGTTCTTCTTACTCGGGTCTGGAGGTGCGATCTTTAACGACGTCGCTCCAGTCCGCGCATACTGACGATCCCCGCCGAGACTGGCATTCACCGCCGACCAGTTTGCCGGCGCGGGCCCCGTAGTCTTGGACTCCGGCCCCTTCTGCTGCAGCGTCCGAAGACGCTCACGGGTCTTGTCCTTCCAGACGGGATCCGAGATCTTCGGCCAGGCCTCGGCGAAGTGGAACAGCACCCGCTCCCGGATCCGCGCCGCGATCGGCCGGTTCTTCCCCTCGAGAAGGAGCCACATGTCGGCGACCTCGATGGAAAAGAGGGCGTTCTCCTTCGGTTCGAGATCCCGCCTGGCCGTGTGGGCGAATTGGTCGTCGCCGCCCTTGGCCAAGATGGGTAGCCCCTCGTTCCAGTTTCCAATGACGAAGCAGAGGAACTTCCCCAGGGCGAGGTTCGCGGCCGCGTCCTCGGGGCTCTTCTCGACTGCGAGACGGAGCTCGAATAGCTTCTTCTTCTCGGCGGGGGAGAGCTCCTGGGGACCCATCAGCATCAGGACCAGGGCGCTTACGAAAATGGTCATACTCGCATCCTCAGTTCATTGACTATACAACATGAATGTCATTTCAGGATTCGCGCGGCCGCGGCGTCGAGATGCCGGCGGATCCAGTCCTGGAGGTCCTGGCCTTCGGCGCCGGCGGCGTCCTGATACCGCGTGCGCTGCTCGTCGGTGAGGTAGAGGCCGAAGAGCTTGAGCCGATCCTCCGGATCCTTTTTAGGCCGGCCGGCGCCCGGCCGCTTTCCACCACGTCCCATGGTTGACATCTTCGTCATGTTGAGCTACCCTCTGAATGCCGTTCGGCAACCCGGGCCGCGCTGACCGCTAGCAGCGCGGCCCTTTTCGTTTCTACCGACCTTCAGCCAGCTTGACCACGTCCGCCAGGTACTTCTCCATGCGCTTCTCGGCCCTGGTGTTGGAGCCGCCGAAACCGCAGTCCTTGATCAGCTCGAGGGACCGCTTGCAGGCCGCCAGCATCGTCGGCGCCGCGGCCATGAGCTCCGCGGTCCCCCTGCCATAAATGGGGCCGATGATCAGGCCCTGGGCCGTCCGGATCCTCCAGAGATCTCGGACGGCATCGTGCTCCTCCACCTCGTAGGGGCCGGGCTGCGTGAACGTGGCCGCTTCGCTTTTAGCCATTCGTCTACCTCTTCCCTTTCTGGGCTTGAGCCCGCTTCTTCTCGCTCCTCAACACCACCAGGGCTGCGGCCGCGTCCTCGGCCATCGCCTCCACCCGCCGGATCGCCTCGTCGAGGTCCTCCGCCGTCCGGATCTCGCTCAGGAGGGAGTCGTCCTCGAGGCCAATCGCCTCGCCCACCAAGGCCGCCAGCTGGTCCAACGTCAGGTCGCCCATCGATCCTCCATTCGGATTGAGGAGGGTGGGGGATTCGAACCCCCAAACCGCCGCTAGGCGGTCGCCACGGTTCTAAAGCCGGGCTCCTTACCGTTCGGTCAACCCTCCGGGTCATCTGTTTCTTAAAGATCATTTACTACACAGATAAGACGACCCAGTTGATTAAACATAACCATAAATCAAACACGGCCATACGATTATGATTTATTGACTAAATTGTGATGAAAGCTGGAATCGTGTGTACCCCATATAAATGCCCTTGAATTCGCGGGGCTCGAGCGATACGCTTCGGAAGGTTGCTTCAAGCCCGCGTGACGTCCAAGCCGAGGGGGGCTCTTTCAGGCATCACCAGCGGAGTTGAGCAGGTGAGCGTATGAAAGATCAGATCAAGTACCGGTTCAACGAGGCCAAGGCCACCCAGGTGGCTGCTTGGCTGTTGAAGCGCCGCCAGGGTACGCTGCCCTATTTGGCCCTGATGAAGCTCCTCTATCTGGCCGAGCGCGAGAGCTTCCGCGCGAACGGCCGGCCCATCGTCGGGGATCTCTACGTCTCCATGAATAAGGGCCCCGTGCTGAGTAATCTGCTCAACCTCATCACCGGCGAAGGCGGGGCATTCACGCCCAGGGCCGGGATCTGGGATAGGTTCATCAAGAAGACCAGTGAGGTAGACGTTGCCCTCCAAGACGATCCTGGCGCCGGAAACCTCTCCGAGTCCGAGACGGCGCTCCTCGACGAGGTCAGCGACGCGTGCGAAGGGATGAGCAAGTGGGACCTGGTCGAGCTAACCCATGGCCTGCCCGAGTGGAAGAATCCCAACGGCTCAAGACTTCAGATCCCGGTCGAAGAGATTCTCCGGCAAGTCGGCAAGTCCGAGGAGCAAATCGATCGGATCCGAGCAGAAGCTGCCGAGGACTATTTCCTGGGCTCGGTCCTCAACTCCTAGAGCTCCTCTTCCGCCGCGTCGAGTTCGACAGCGGTCACGCCCTGGTCGATAAGGATCTCCTTCGCCCGGCGCTTTGAGTCCTTGGATTTGATCAGCCCTGCTTGAATCATCCTAAGCACATCATGGCGGAGGTCCCTGTCTTGACTGAAGACACGGATCGCGATTGCGTCTTCGATCTTGAATCTGCTGGAAATCTGCATTCTCCAGTAGCTGATGTACGACGGGCGCGTCACTGCTACGTGATCGCCGGGATGGAGGACGCACGAGGAATCGTATTTCTCCCCGTGATTGATCGTCGTCATGTTGACGGCGACCACTTCATCGGGATTAAGATCCGGATCGGAGACGATGAAGTAGAGGTGCCTGATGTTCCTGCCGAACCAATAACTTTGACCTATCCTGAGCACTACCGATCCCCCAGTTTCATCCGCTCACCGAGACCGCGCCTCGAAATGCAGACGACGCAGTCCAAAAAGAATGCCGGACTATTAACCGGGTGGGCGATCCCAGGGGTGATTCCGTTCGCCCCTCTCCCCTCGATTACCCATCCGAAACTTACTGTCGCTCGAGCATTTGGGGAAGTCAAGCCTGTGAACTGCTTGTCCAAGATCTTTTTGCCCGACCAGGCGGATTTGTACCGGCTCATGTAACCGGTATAACGCGACGTCTGAAACGGGAATAGGGGGAATCGACCGGCGCCGGCGTCCACACCGGCGCGGACACCGGTGTCTGCACCGCACTTTATTAAGGGACGCTCGACCGCAGGCATTGTCGACGAACGATTCCGTGCAGACGTCTGCACCCTTAAAGCACCCTTCCCCGGAGCCATTCCTCGAGCGGGATCCCCGCAGCCTCAGCGAGCTCGCAGCAACGCTGGATCTCGTCGGCCGTGAAGTGGACGGTGACGGCGATCGCGCGTGGTTTCCCCGGTTCTTCCACCGGTTTGTCCACCGCCCGCGGGTGCGATCGCCGGTAGACCTTCCTCAGCCTGGGCTGGGACACATGGGTATAGATTTGGGTCGACCCGACGTCGCCATGCCCGAGCAGTTCCTGAACCTCACGGAGGTCGGCGCCGCGCTCGAGCAGATGGGTGGCGAACGAGTGTCTCAGCATGTGAGGGTGGAGCTTCGCCGACAGGCCCGCCACGCGCCAGAGGCCCTCGAAGATGAGCCACACGCCCGAGTCCGAAAGCCGCTTTCCGAAGTAGCTGATCCAGAGCGCGTCCTCGCCCGACTTCTTCATGCCCTCGAGCTTCCCCGCCCGTTCCTGAAGCCAGGCGCGGATTGCCCGGACCGCCGCGGGGGTCAGGCGCAGGAGCCGCTCCTTCTGCCCCTTCGCGGAGATGATCGCCTCGGCCGCGTCCAGGTTCGTCCGGGCGAGGTCCATGCTGAGAACCTCGGAGAGTCGGCCGCCGCTTGCATAGAAGGTCTCAACGAGGGCGAGGTCGCGCGTCTGGTAGAAGGGCTTCTCCGCCTTCACCGAACGCGCGACCTCGACCACCTTCAGGACCTGGTCCTCGGTCAAATACCTCGGGATCTTTTTGGGGACCTTGATGGGCTCAACGTGGATGGGCTCGGAGACGATCTTCTTCTGCCATAGCCATTCGTACAAGCCGGCTACGGTGAGGGATCGATCCTTGATCGTCTGCATCGAGAGCTTCTGGGCGACACGCATGTCGGACTTCCACTGCTCCATCGCGTCGGAGGTGAACTCGAGCAAGGACATGCCCGTGCCGCGGAGCCAGTCAAAAAACCAGTCCAGGCGCTTCCGGTAGGCGTAGATGGTGTTCGAGGATAGACCTCGATTGGCGAGCTGGGAGAGCCAGCGCTCCATCTCGGGCGAGACCGCTGGCGGTACAACCCGGGCACGCAACCGTCCCTACCATCGGCGGCGAACAATCCTTTTCCCCGTGCCGCCTCTGACTCCCTCCGCGGAGTATCACACTTGAAGCCCCGCGGGAGGCCCGGTCGCGTTCCCACCCAGCGCAGACCCTACTGCGTCTCCCTTATACAAAAATGCCTATACTCACGTTTCATATTTATTGTAACCGATACCGAATACTTTTGACCCTGCTGGGGGGCACTGTAAACTTCACGTGCGACAGGGGGTGCTTTGCCACGACGGCGGAAGTGGCGGCCCTTCCTTCGACCGGCGAGGTGTGAATGGTGCGGAAAGAAGTATCAGGCCAGCCGAGACTGGCAGCGGTTCGATACGGACAAGTGCCGGATCGCCGCCATGAACGCCGAGCGATTGAAGGCCGTTCGTATCCTGAGGCGGCGAAAGCGGAATAAAGGGCTCTAAATGGCCCTCTAAATGAGTTAAAAAATAATCGCCTATACTTTCGAATTGCTGTTGCTTTTTGAACACCTCGCCGTCATAATCCCAACGTGACACGAGCGATGAACAATCCGAACCCGACGATCCCTGCCCCCACGCCCGGCGAACGCTCGTGTCACGACAAGCCTGTAGCCGGGCGGGTGGGGCTCCTCGGGTTCTGATCGCGCGACTGGGTGGATCTCGAAATCCACCCAGTCGCCATGGGAGGCGACGGTGGCGAAAGTAGCGGCGGTAGACCTTCAGATCCTCTGCGCCTGGTGCAAGGAAGTCATCCACCAGGGCCATCCGGCCGGGCCCGACCAGATCTCCCATGGGATGTGCTGCCCCTGCAAGGCGAAGTACTTCCCCACTCTCGAGCACGGGTCCAGCGTCGAGTGTGAGTTCGAGCTCGACGAGCGGGAGCATGAGGTAGACGAGCGGCCTGTCGCCCACAACCCCCTCACGGACCACATCACCTACGCGACGACTTCCTACCACATCGACCACGAGAAGTGCATCCACTGTCGGATGGAGCGGACCCTTGAGCCGGTTCCCTGCGATTGCGAGCCCAACGAGGCCGACGGCGACGACGACCGCGACGAGGTCCGCTTCGACGAGAGCGAGGTGGACCGTGGATAGAAGCTTCACGCCCGGTCCCTGGAAAGCCACCGATCGCCCGAAGGACGCTTGCTGCTGGACGCATCACGTCGAGACCGAAGCAATCGACGCAATCTTTGGCTCCCCGAGGCTCCACGTCGCCGACGTCGACGGCGAGGCGAACGCCCGGCTCATCTCGGCCGCGCCGGATCTCCTCGTGTGCGCTCAGACCATCCTCGCCTATTTCGAGCCGCCTCACGACGAGGCGCGCGCAGCGATGGAAGCACTCGAGGCCGCGATCGCCAAGGCCGAGGGGCGGGAGGTCAGGTCATGATTCTCCTCCGCTTCCTCTTCGTCCTCGCGGTCGGAGCCGTGGTCCTCCACCGGGATCCGGAGGTCTTCAAGGATCCGGATCGGACCTACCCTGAGGACGACTATCCCGGGAAATCTTTTCGGACCGCCGAAGTCGGCAAAGTCGAAACTCGGCCGCGGGGGGAAACCTCGACCGAAGTCTTCCCGCTCCCTCCGGGCTACGACGAGAACGACTACTTCCGCTGGCAGCTCCAGCAGCTGGGATGGGAGAAGGACTTCCAGCATCTCGACTCCGCCGGATGTGATGAGGAAGCCGCGAGATGAACTCCAAGTACGACGCGCACTTCGCCATCTGCGGCTACGCGGCCGAGCAGAAGCCGTGCGACGTCTGCGACAGCCTCAAGAAAAATTCCCCCTCTGCCCGAGGACGTGGCGTCCCCTCGCGGGAGGCCCGGTCGCAACCTCGGGCCAATTCTTCGGAGAGAGCGGCGGATCAGAAGCCCACTCCCGGGGAAAAACGGATCGGTGAAAGCACTGCGAAGCTCCATCGCCGGCTGCGCGACGCCGGCGACGACTTCGAGGAGCGGCTGAAGAAGACATGACGGACGATTCCCTCTCTCCTGCTGGGGGAGGGCGTTCAGATCGGCGGCCTGGTTGGCAAGAGGATCAGGCCGCCGGGATGAGTGAAGAGAGCGGCGCGGAGTTCGCGCAGCGCATTGTGAAGGAGGCGACCATGGCGACCAGCACCAAGGCCTCGAAGCCCGCGGTGGACCACACCGCGATCTCGGGGCCCGTCCAGGAGAAGCCGAAGGAGGAGGCGACCGCTCCGCCCAAGAGCGACTTCCTCGCGGCCATGGAGAAGACGGTCGGGAACGCGGCACAGAAGACGGACCCGGCGCCGGCGCCGGCGGCCGCGCCCAAGCCCGCCGGGGTCCTGGGGACGATCGAGCGCGGCCGGCAGCTCGAGCCGCCCCGGATCCTGATGTACGGCCAGGACGGCATGGGCAAGTCGAGCTTCGCCGCCCAGGCGCCCAAGCCCATCGTGATCCAGACCGAGAAGGGCCTGGAGGAGATCGGCTGCGCGCGATTCCCGGTGGCGCAGAGCTACGAGGCCTTCATCGGCAACCTGACGGCGATCGCGAGTGACAAGCACGAGTTCGAAACGGTGGCGATCGACACCCTCGACTGGCTCGAGCGCCTGATCTGGGACCACGTCTGCCGGCGGACCGGGAAGAACAACATCGAGGACGTGGGCGGCGGCTTCCAGAAGGGCTACAAGTTCGCCCTCGACGAGTGGCGCCAGGTGATCGCCCTCCTCGAGCGCTGCCACGCGCGCGGGATGGTGATCATCCTCCTCGCGCACACGAAGATCAAGCGGTTCGAGGATCCGGAGAATCCCGCCTACGACCGCTACTCCCCGCGCCTCCACGAAGCCGCCGACGAGCTCGTCCGCGAGTGGGTGTCGGCCACGCTCTTCATCACGAAGCGCCTGGTGGTGAAGAAGGAGGGCACGGGCTTCCAGGAGCGCGCAATCGCGGCGCCCATCGGCGCGGACGGCGGCGAGCGGATCATGAAGACGGGCGCCTCGCCCGCCTGGGTGGCAAAGAACCGCTACAACCTGCCCTCCGAGCTCCCCTTCCCCAAGGACAAGGCCTGGGAGGTGTTCCTGACCGCGATGATGAAAGGCTGGGAATCTGCGACCGTGATCACCCCCGCCTAGTGACCGATCTCTACTTCTTTTTCAAACGAAAGGACTGAAGCCATGGCCGACATCGACGGATTCGACGCGACCCAGGTGGATCCCGCGAAGGACTTCGAAGCCCTGCCGCCCGCCCGCTACGAGGTCGTGATGACCGAGAGCGAGTGGGTCGACACGAAGGCGAACGACGGGAAGTACCTCAAGCTGACCTTCCAGGTCATCACCGGCCCGTACAAGGACCGCAACCTCTGGGCGAACCTCAACCTGATGAACAAGAGCGACAAGGCCGTCCAGATCGCGAAGGGCCAGCTCTCCTCGATCTGCCGCGCGGTGAAGATCCACACGCCCAAGGACACGACGGAGCTCCACAACCTGCCGCTCGTGGTCCGCGTCGAGCAGCGGAAAGACGGCGACAAGACCTACAACGACATCAAGGGCTTCTATCCGCGCGACGGCGCGGCGGCGGCCGACGCCGGCCCCAAGACCGGCCCTCAGGCCGACCCGAAGACCACGGCGGCGCCCGCCAAGGGAGCCTCGCCGTGGGGCATGAAGAAGGCTCAGTAAAGTTCCGCCCTCGGGCGCCCTCCCTTCGGGGCGGGCGCCCCTAGATGGAACTGATCCTCAGGGAGTACCAGCGGCACGCCGTCGAGGCGCTGTGGAAGCACGTGCGCACGCGCGAGGACAACCCCTGCATCGTCCTCCCGACCGGCGCAGGCAAGGGCGTCGTGCTGGCGCAGATGGCGAAGGACGTCGTGGGCTGGGAAGGCCGCATGGCCATCGTCGCCCACGTGAAGGAGCTCCTCGAGCAGACCGCCGGCAACATCATGAAGATGGCTCCGGAGATCGGCGTGGGGATCTACTCGGCGGGCCTGGGCGCCAGGGAGCTGGGCTACCCCATCACGGTCGCCGGGATCCAGTCCATCTACAACAAGGCCGACGCCCTGGGCCACGTGGACATCATCGCGATCGACGAGGCCCACCGGATCCCGCCCGACGGCGAAGGGATGTACCGGACCTTCCTCGAGGCGGTGAAGAAGATCAATCCGAACGTCCGCCTGGTCGGGCTGACCGCGACCCCCTACCGACTGCAGTCGGGCGTGATCTGCCTGCCCGAGAACCTCCTGAACGCGGTCTGCTACGAGATCGGCGTCAAGCAGCTGATCGTCGCGGGCTACCTCTCGCCGCTCAAGTCCAAGACCGCGATCGAGCAGACCGACGTGTCGAAGGTCTCCATCCGCGGCGGGGAGTTCGTGGCCGGCGAGCTGCAGGCGGCGATGACCGCCGACGTCGACCAGGTCATTCTGGCCTGCTCCGAAATCGTCGGAAAGACCGAGGACCGCAAGAGCGTCCTCGTCTTCGCCTCCGGCATCGAGCATGCCCAGCAGATCGCCCAGTTCATCAACGACGTCGAGGGCGTCGAGGTCCGGACCATCTTCGGGGATAAGAGCCTGACTTCCAACGAGGAGCGGGCCCGGACGATCCGCGACTTCCGCGAACGGCGCCTCAAGTACCTGGTCAACGTCGACGTGCTGACCACGGGCTTCGACGCCCCGGGCGTCGACTGCGTGGCCATCCTCCGGCCCACCATGTCCCCCGGCCTCTTCTACCAGATGGTGGGCCGCGGCTTCCGCCTGGCCGAGGGCAAGAAGGACTGCCTGATCCTGGATTTCGGCGGGAACCTGATGCGCCATGGCCCGATCGACCGGATCCGCGCACCGCGCCGCGGCGCCGCGGCCAAGGTCGACGAGCCCGACTACAAGGAATGTCCCGCATGCCGGGAGGTCGTCTCCAACAGCTGCGAGATCTGCCCGGACTGCGGCATGAAGTTCGAGAAGAAGGAGCGGGCGCCGCGCGAGGTCAAGCACGACGGCAAGGCGGCCGACAAGGACGTCCTCTCCGGGCCCGAGCAGGTTTTCACCATCGAGTACTCCAAGCACGAGAAGAAAGACAACCCGGAAGGCAAGCCGCCCACGCTCCGGGTCGACTATCACATCGGCGCGATGTGGCCGGTGTCCGAGTTCATCTGCCTCCAGCATCAGGGCTTCGCCCGCAACAAGGCCGAGGCTTGGTGGAAGGTCCGGTCTCCCCTGCCCCCACCGGCGACGATCGACGAGGCCATCGACCTGATCCAGACGAAGGGCATCAACGAACCGAAGAAGATCGTCCTCGAGTACGAAGGCAAGTTCCCGCGAGTCGCTCGGATCATGGAGCTCACCTTCAGGGGCCCGGCCTTGCCGGTCAAGGAGGGCCAATGGTGACCGCCGTCACGTTCCGCGCCGTCGACCATACCTACATCACGCCGGCGGGCCGGGTCCTGGGCGGGATCACCGGCCTCCTCAAGAACGTCGGCTGCCTCTACGAAATCGAGGAGATGCCGCTCCTCGACCCCTCGAAGGGAAACCGGATCCACGAAGCGATCGACATGTTCCTGCGGAACGTCGACACGCCCGAGAACCTGCTGCCGATCGAGGAGCGGGGCTTCCTCCTGGCGGTGATGAAGGCCACGAGCGAGCTCGGCCTCGACATCCAGGGAACGGAGATGCCCGTGGGCAACGAGGCGATGGGCTACGCGACGAAGGTCGACGCCCTGGCCAAGTGGCGGGGCAAGCTCGCCTGCATCAACTGGAAGACCTCGATCAAGGTCTACCGGTTCTACGCGATCCAGTCGGCCCTCGAGGCGCTCTGCTTCTCCCCGGATCCCGTCGAGCGCCTGGGCATACACCTGCAGGCCGACGGCAAGTACCGGGTCCAGCACTACACGGACCGGAATGATTTTGTGGTCGCCAAGGCCGCCGTTGCGGTCGCGGCTTGGAAGAAAGGATGAGCGCCATGCAGGCATTCACAAAACCCAGGGAGATTCCAGCGATCGACGTGGCGGAGATCGAGGAGCGGTCCGGGCCGTTCCTCCGGAACGTGATGGCCCTCCAGGTCACCACGCGCGAGGAGGATGAGGTCGCCAAGCACGAGTTCCTCTCCGGGAAGGAGATCGAGAAGCTCGTGAAGTCGACCTTCGAACGGTCCAAGGAGATCGCCTTCAAGGCCCACAAGGAGATGGTCGCGGCCGAGAAGGAGTACCTCGAGCCGATCCAGAAGGCGCTCGAGACCATCAACGGGAAGGTCCTCGCCTTCAAGGCCGAGCAAGACCGCAAAGCGCGCGAGGAAGCTGAGCGCCTGGCCGCGGAAGCTCGGAGGCTCGAGGAGGACCGCAAGCTCCATGAAGCGGCCGCGGCGGAGGCCGCCGGCGACAAGGAAGGCGCCGAGGCGATCCTGAACGAGCCGGTCGCGCCCGTCTCCCTGACGGTCGAGTCCGACGTGGCGAAGGTCTCCGGCGTCGGGACCAGGTCGACCTGGTCCGCCGAGGTCTACGACCTCAAGGCCCTGGTGAAGTGGGTCGCGGCCCGGATGGACTCAGAGCCCGCGGTCCTCGCCTACCTGCAGCCCGGCCAGGTCGCCCTCAACAAGATCGCTCAGGCCCAGAAGAAGCTGATGCGGATCGACGGCGTGACGGCGAAGGAGAAGACTTCGCTGAGCGGGAGGACGCTTTGATGGAAGCCGCGGCTCCCGTCCTGTGCGGCGAGTGCAAATCACCGATGGTGCTCCGGAAAAGCCGGTTCGGTCAGTTCTACGGCTGCACTAGGTTCCCGGAGTGCAAGGGAACGCACGGCGCTCACCCCGACGGGAAGCCGCTGGGCATCCCCGCGGACAGCCGGACCAAACAGGCGCGGATCCGCGCGCATGCGGCCTTCGACGAACTCTGGAAGGACGGCCGCATGCGCCGACCGGACGCCTACCGCTGGATGCAGCAGGCGATGGGCCTCGACGTCGACGGGGCCCACATCGGGAAGTTCACCATCGAACAATGCGACCAGCTGGTGACGCTGGTCCAACAGCACCAGGAAGGAGGGAGGGTTTGATGCCCATCAAGATCTGCATCGAGTGCGGGGACTGCTGCATCGCGACATGCCCCTACTGCAGCGCGCCGGTCCACCAGGCCTACGGCTTCAACAACAAGAACTGCGGATCCAGGCACGAGGCGAAATGCCCGGCGGCGAAGGCCGCGCGCGAGCCGGCGAAGAAGTAGCGGCCAGAGAGAGAGGAGGAACTCGTGGACGTGACCCAGAGGGATGCGAGTGACCGGGAAAGCGGCGGCGCGATCGCGTTGAGGCTCATCGTGAGCCTCCCGATCGTGCTGCTGATATTGCGGGCCGTGATCGGCCTGTGAAGGAGGAGAAGGTGGCGACAGAAACGGCGGCGGTCGAGCAGGAGTTCAAGCTCCTTGCTCTCGACCTGGCGGTGGAGTCGAAGACCAACCCGCGGCGGACATTCGATCCGAAGGCGATGGAGGACCTCGCGGCCTCGGTCAAGGAGCAGGGCGTCATCGTCCCGATCCTCGTCCGGCCCATCGGGGCGAAGTTCGAAGTGGTCGCCGGCGCCCGGCGGTACCGGGCCGCGAAGAAGGCGGGCCTGAACGAGATCCCGGCCATAATCCGCGAGCTCTCGGATGACCAGGCCCTCGAGGCCCAGGTGATCGAGAACCTCCAGCGTGCGGACGTTCATCCCCTCGAGGAAGCCGAGGGATACCAGGCGCTCCTGAAGCGCAAACGCCACAACGTCGAGTCTCTCGCGGCCCAGGTGGGCAAGAGCGTGTCCTACATCTGGCAGCGGCTGAAGCTCACCGAGCTCACCGGGACCGCGCAGCAGGCCTTCCTGAGCGACCAGATCACCGCCGGTCACGCCATCCTGATCGCGCGGCTCACGCCGGACGATCAGAAGGAAGCCCTCCAGCACTGCATCCAGAAGGTCGACGTCGCCGAAGGCGATCGCGACGACTGGGGTCACAAGCCCAAGATGGAACAGTCCCTGATCCCCGTCCGAGCCCTGGCCCGCTGGATCGACGACGACATCCACCGAGATCTCGGCCGGATGCCGTGGGACATGAAGGATGAGAAGCTCGTCCCCAAGGCGGGCTCCTGTGCGGCGTGCCCGAAGCGGACCGGCAACACGCCCGCGCTCTTCCCCGACGTCCAGAAGGATTCGACCTGCACGGATCGGGACTGCTTCAAGGAGAAGTTCAACACCTGGCTCGACCGGCAGATCAAGGGACTGAAGTCGCAGAAGACCAAGTGCATCGTCATCTCCGAGGAGCAGTACAACTGGCGCCTGGCCGCGATCGAGGGCCGCGCCGGCGTGAAGCGCAAGGGCGAGTACCACGAGCCGGGCAAGAAGCGGTGCAAGAACCTTGGGATCGGCTACTACTGGGACGGCAAGAACCGCGGCCAGTCGGTCCAGGTCTGCACGGCCGCCAGCTGCAGCGTCCACAACCCGAAGCCGAAGTACCACAGCTACTCCAGCCCGCAGAAGCCCAAGAGCCCCGCCCAGGAGCTCAAGGAGCAGAACGAGAGGGCGCGCGCCGAGGCGAAGGCCGAGCTGGAGAAGAAGATCAAGCTCGAGGCCTGGCACCAGATCTCGAACAAGGTCCGGGAGATCCCTCGCAGCGCCGTCGCCTTCCTGGTCGCCAACGAATTCGAGAACGTCGGCTACGAAAACCGAGAGTTTCAGAAGACGGAGTTCCCCAAGCTCGCGGGCCTCAGGAACAAGAAGCTCCGCGATGCCCTGATCAACATGGGCGATCCGGAGCTCGCCAAGGTGGCGATCTTCTCGCTCTGCATCCAGGACATCGGCTGCGAGGACTGGAACAACGGGATGGAACTGGCTGACTTCGTCAAGGCGCTCAAGATCGACATGAAGGCCCTCGAGAAGGGCCTCCGCGGGAAGTTCGAAGCCGAGGCCAAGGCGGCCAAGAAGAAGTAGTTCGTCAACCCGGGGGATGTAGCCCAGGGACAGGAGCAGCGGCCAGGCAGAGAGGGTGAGAGGCCGCGACCGGGGTGGGGAGGATCCGGGGGGTCCTCCCCTGAAAAATTGGGATGGGTCGGGCGGAACAGTAGGCGCAGTAAACGGGGAGCGAGAGAGTGGGCATGGCGAGAGAGGCGGCTGGG